CTGAGATGTAGCCACCTGCATAAATAAGACTACCCTGGAATGTCGAGGCGACAGACCGGATTAAATCAAGAGCATCGGCTTTGCGACTGATATACGCGTTGAACTTGATCTTTTTATCTTCGCAGTATTTGGCCGCTTTACGAAAAGAGCCTAGGTCAATGTCGTTTAGGGCAATACCTGGCTCAACAACCTTGTCTCCCTTGAGCTTGGTTGTGTACTCCCGCAAACCACAGCCGTAGCGTGGATTGGTCAAAAGGTCCAGCAGAATATAGGCGGGATTATCACTCCATGCGTAGCTAACTACCAGATTGGAATTGAGGGTAGGAACCTTGATGCCCTTGAATTTTGCCTGGACTGAAGGCATTTGAGTGTACTCAGCAACGTCGTAGCGAAGGCCAAGCAGTGCACTGTTGGGATATACGAGCTTCTCTTCCCAGAAGACATCTGCTGAAACGAGCTGTACATCACCTTTGACCCAGGAGAATGAGTATTGGTTTGCTCCGCCCTCATGACTTTCTGGATCGGGGATATCCCCCTTATCAAGCCTGATCAACGAAATCGATACAGGCATGGCTGCACCAGAAATATCTACTTCCGGAATTTTGTCATTGATCTTCCATATTTTTCTGGCTTTTAAATACTTATCCTTGACCTCTTCGTTGAAGAGAATGTTTCCATTGGCATCCTGAACCCTGATATTCCAACGAAGAAATTGTTCAGCTTCTTCAGGAAGGTCTACATCGTCATGAGGCTTTTCGTCATAATCTCTATAGCTAGTACTAGCTGATCCACCATTCTTGGGACTGCTTTGTTTGACTTGATAACAAGGCCCTCTAAGGATTCTTATCTGTAGTTTGTCCGCATCGGGCTGGTTGAAGGATCGAATAACTTGAGGGTTTGGGTCATTTTCCGGGGATTGCTGAAGCGTTACCCCAACAGCAAGGTGAAAACCTGCCGAATCGATATCGTTGATAACCCTGGAGGTTTGGGTTCCGTCTGTAATCTTGATAAGGTCTACAGAACTGGCTCCTGACTGCAGACCATTGAAATAAATGTCACGCTCAGCCTTACCAGTGGCAAGTCCTTCAATCTGCCCTTCAGAGATAATATGCAGCAAGTGTCCCTGCTCCTCATCAATATACGAAGAGACAACTGGCATATTTTGGACAAGGAACTCTCCGTACAGGAGAGGGATAGGAGTTCCCTGACTAGAAGTTGATTGTCCACCAGCAAAGACAGCGTCATCAGCTTCTCGGCCTTCCTGTTTTCCATCCTGTGGAACGCCTGGTGCGAAGATCCCTGCGATTCCTGTAAATATCAGCCCCATACCAAGACTGAATGCAGCCATTTTCAGGCCATAGGAGATTGTTCCAACCGCGCCGTAAGTGATACCAAAGGCACCCATAGAAATGGCGACCAATAAGACCCCGACGAGGATCAGGCCTAGGTTTTTAAAACTAAAGTTAAGGGCACCAGTAATGACGGGGACAAGAGAAAAACTGGTACAATTTAGGCCAAGTCCTTCGTAGTCAACTTTATCCTGGTTGTTAGTGATTACTTGAAAGAAAATACCGTATTCATGAGCACAGGTCAGAAACTCACGGAACCCTGGAATCAGCTGACATAGAGCACGGAGAGCCTCATTAGGATTACGCACAGCAAGATTGTGCTCACGACCAAAACGCTTACCAGCTACGCCTTCCAGAGTGATCTTCATCATCGGTTTAAGACCTTCTTGAATACCTCGATTCCTTTTTCTGCTGACCACTTCTCTAATGTGTCAGTTTCGACCACATAGACATATGAGGTCAAATCCATGTTGGCGGCTACAGCGATATCGTGCTCACTGAAGCCATACAGGCCTACTGGATGAGAGTGAAATATCGTGTCCGGGACGTACTTTAAATACGTTGTGGCATCGATTAAAAAGGCTTGAGTAGGTTCACTTGCTTTATTTTCGCACCTGATTGCTTTGCCCTCCTGAACTACACCGCAGACTTCTTCTGGAGAAGCATCCAGTGCTAATTTCGCAATCTGTTGGTGCAGTCTCTTAGACATTATCGCTGGGATGTAGGGAAGCCTCCATATCTGAGATCGTCACCTTGAGCACCAAAGTGTTTCTGACAAGCGTCCAAAGTCTTGGAGCATCCATCAGGCTCACCATTTGTAGGTACGTCCGGGCCGCCATACTTACAGTCGGGTCCTCTATAAGCAAAGGGACAGAAATTGGTGTAAAGGCGGCGCTTGGGGATGCTCAAACCCTCGACGTCAAAGATAGAGGCAAGTTCATAGCTAACTCCAAGTTTTGATTCTTCAATCTTGCGATTGAAATACCAAGTATCAGGAGTGAAGTGGGCATGTATGTCAGGTGATGAACCCACATCGTTGCCTATCTTCAACAGGAATTTACCGTAAGTTCTAATACGGATAAGCCTAAATCCAATAAGATCATCAAAATCTCGGCTGAGGTCGGTCATACCCCCGTCTACGTTCGCAAAACGAACCTTTGGCGTTGGAAGCTTGTTGCTACCAGATATCTCAACACCGCCGAACTGAATCGGAGAGGGATAATATGTGACATCCTGAAGCTTCTCGTTAACGTATTTGACGGTCTGCCCTCCGCTCTGTTCAGGGCTAACGATGTTAATACGACCGAATAGATTACCCTGGTGAGCCCGTTCACCGGAGATAATGAAAAGCGAAATAAGAGCGTCTTCTTTAAATGCCATTAGTTGTAACCTCTTGCCTCTTTGATAACTTCACTGGGCAGTTCATCAATACGGTTATAACCATTAAAGTCATTTGTTAGTCCATCCCAAGGCCTGTCTTCGCTCGGAACAGTCCCACTATAGATATCAGTATCAACACCACCACCGACGTATTGGTTGTAATCGTCTAAAGCATCTTCGTAGTCGTCCCAATAAGGCTTTACCTGCTCATTCCAAAGAGTACCGATCAAACGCTTCATGTGAGCGATTCGGCCATCCATCTTATTGTTGTCCTTGTACCGAACTGGAAGTTCACCAAAGCCTTCGTAGTACGTTGTAGCGGATCCATAATTGTTGTTACCAAAAGTACCAGAGCTACCTTTCTTCTTGAAAAAATCTATATTCGTATAAAGCAAATCAACTTCGGCATACCCCGTCCCAGGGTTGTAGAGGATAAACTTGTCTGCGTTAGAGCCATAACCATCAGTTTCGTCTGGATTATCCTCTCTTTTGGCTAGCTTATTGGGGAGGACTATGTAGAAACTATCAGCGTCATCTCCGTTCATGTCTGTAGTGCTATCAGTCTGGTCACTGTCGCTCTTTTCATTATTATTAGCATTATTGAATTCTTTCATGTAATCCCAGGGATCATTACCCAAAAGATCGTCATAATCTTTCTCCACCTCAGCTTTTGTCTTGTTGCCAACGCCTGGATATTCAGATAGTTCTTCAGCACGCCTCTTATAAAATAGACGCTCCTCATCTTGAAAGTCGTCGATAGCTTCTGACAACGCCGCGTAATTAGGCGCTGTGAGGTTAAGCGTTGACTTGTTAATAACAGAGCGGCGTCCCATTAGTTTGCGTTGGCCTCAATCAAGGTGAACTGAAAAATCTCGTAGGACTCTCTTTGAGTTGTCGCAAGCGCAGTGCTGGCTTGTACCAGGAACTGCCGTTGATAGCTGCTATCTACAAGGCGGTAACGGCGTTGGATTGTTGAATAAGGGGTCAGAGTGCAAAGAAGATAATCACCGACTGCGGCCTTATCCAAGGCAGTACGCATTACATCGGCATCTGCTGCTTTCAACGGCCTCGTGGTGATGTCGTACTGAACAATTCGAGTGTTGACACCATCAGCTGCAATCTGCTCGTAGCCATCGCCAAACCCGAACCTTCGCACGCGGTGCGACATGCTCTCCTGAACACTATTGACGAGATCGATTGAGAAATTAACGTCGGCCATTGTGGAGCAAACCGCCTGATCTTCTTTCTTCCATGATGACCCGTTTTACCGCGACATCGATAGCTTTCCCGAGCTTACCTGCCTCATCCCCTGACATTTCAGTCTTAGATCCGCCAGATTGATCAATATTGACTGTCACGTTTGAAGTAATATCACCACCTATCTTTCCTTTCTTACCGAAATCAACTGGAATAGCCCTTCCGTCAGGAAGAGGAACAACGGCTTCGTTCTTTCCACCTTCGCCAATTAGTCCCAGCGTGGGAGCTTTTACAATCCCACCTTTAGCGAAGGCTTGGAAACCACCTCGCAAGACGTTGCCATTAGCACTCTGTAAAACACTGTCGAGGATGTTGTTTGGTACTCCGGCAAACGAATCATTACCACCAGGAGAACCTCCAAACAGACCTGTCAGACCACTACCACTGTCTTCGCTAGAGCCGCCTCCGAACAGGCCGAGCAGTGACTTGTAGATCAGCATCTTGATCATGTCGGCGATGATCTTCTGCGCCATCTGCATAAAGGAATCAGCGATGCCCTTGAACATGTTGCCCAGGACTTCTTGCACAGATGCTGAGCCAGAGAGGATGTCAGCGAAACCTTGGGTAAAGGCTGTAGAGATGGAGTTACCAATGCCTGCTGCAACGTCACCTAAAAGCTGGAATTTCTCTGTCATGGCGTCGAGTTGCGCCATCTTTTCAGCGTTAATAAGCTCTTGTTCCTTAAATTGCTCGAACCGCTCAAGAGCATCTCCGGTTAGCGGACCTCCAAGGCGATCCTCCTCTTGCATCCGTCGAGCTTCAATGTTGCCTTCCGCCTGGATACGACGGCGATCGAATGGGCTGTACTCAACACCTGCTAGGAGGTTGGCTTCACCTGTGACTAACGCTTGATTGGTGGTCAGGGCATTAGATTTTGTATCTGCCGCTAGCTGCCTTGCAGCATTGATATTTTGTTCAATGGCGAGAAGCTCAAGGCGCTTATCCCTCTCAGTGTCGAACTGTGCTACGCGTTCGTCAAATAAGGTGCGTGCTTTTGCTGCAACCTCATCGCGTGTAGCTGCATCTTCTTTAAAGATCTCTGCGTTCCTTTCAAGGAACTGTTGCAGCTCACGAGCTGCGATTACACGACGTGCCTCAAGGTCGGCAACGATTTCAGCCTGCTCAGGGTTGTTACCCTCTTTGACGGCTTCAGCGAACTGCCTTACACGGATGATCGCATCCTCATACTGCTCAACAGCAGCTTTAGGTACCAGTTGATCTAATGCTGATTTGAGCTTTCGGTCATTGGCAAGGGCTGACAGCCTTTGCTGCGAATCCTCTAATTGTTCAATGATCCCCTGTGTTGCTTTTTTTGCTTCTTCGTAAGCGGAAAGATCAGGTGGCTCGAAAGTAGGAGCGTTAAGGGCGTTGTCTAGGCTGGTTGATGATGGTTTGTTTAATCCAGCAGCAGTGGCCGGATTCATCAGGTGCAGGATTTTATTCCCACTACCCTTCATCGTTGCCATATGCCCGGCTGCGCCGTGCTGTTCCTGAGAAACAGCAGTTGCACCAGGAATTACTGTGCCTTCAGGGACAGCAATATCAATTGCATGCGTACCTTTAGAAACTCTCTTGCCGTGTACAGCCATCTCCTGCCTGAGAAGATCCATTAAGACAGCGGGATCGGAAACGGCCTTAACGTGCTTTTTGAGGTTGGAGAGATAAATATACTCTACATCTAGCTCTTGCCACGCACGAATAAGGTTCATTGCATCCCGAAGGACGGAAGCTTCGTTTGAACCTCGGATATCGATATGAGGGCCAGTACTACGGCCTGTGTTACCAACCCTCGCGGATCCAGTCACAGCCATAGGCAGTGCTTTCTGGGCTTGTTGAGCCTCTGTATTAGCGGTGTTGGTTCGCTGTAACGCTATCTGCTGATATACCTTCTGGACGTATTCAGCTGTCTCTTTATCGATCTTTGCGCCTTGTTTCTTAAGCTCCAGTACACGTTGACCAATCTGGAACTTGTAGTTCTCAATCTCGTTCTCCAATCGCTGGACTGCAAGTACTCGTTGATGGCGTTTGTTCTCAATGTCAGCTTCTTGCTCGTTGCGAGTTTTTGCATACTCAACTAAACCCTGCAAAGCTGCTGCAGAAGCACCTTCTTCACCTTCGATGAGTTTTCTGTTGCGATCTGCAGCAAGCTCAATCCGCTCCTGTTCGAGGGCGCGTGCATATTCAAGTTGCTTTTGGGCAAGTTCCTGCTCAGCATTGAATTTGTCTTGTGCGACTCTGCGCTGAAGATCGAGCTGAGCCTTCGCAAGCTTCTCGTTCAGTTGACCTAACTGCTTAGACCTGGTTTCAACTTCCTTATCTATATTTGCAGCAGTCTGAACTTCTTCATACTTGGCTAGACGATCAAGATATGCTTTTTCTGCCTTCTCTTTTTCAGCAATTGCTTTATCTAGTTGTAGTTTCTTAAGGCCTGGGTCTTGGCTGATAGCACCCATACCTCCATACGTCAATGAATCAACTTTGTCAGCATTTTTCTTTAACTCTTCGTACTCAGCATTGAGTCTTTCTACCTTCTCATATGCGTCGACCCATAGTTTCTTATCAGCAGCGACAGCAGCGCTAAGAATCGACATCTCCAGCTCGCGTTGCGCCTGAGCTGCTTTTGATGATTGGTCAGTGACATCTTTTAGGGATGTAGAAAGCCTCTTATAAGCATTGTCTGCGCGGGCAGATTGCGCTGCACGTTCTTGGGAACGTCGGAAATCGCCGTAGGCCTTGATAACCAGCGCAATAACGCCAACAATGGCCATCAACTTAAGGTTGAATATGATGGCAGCCGCAGCAGCTTTTTTAAATCCACCGACCAGAAAGTTGCTGCTAATACCAGCCTTCTTCATGCCTACAGAGGAGGCTGTGGCAGATGCTGCGACCTTTTGGAGTGCCACAGCAAGAGCGCTAGCTGCTGGCACCGTTGCTGCAAGCTTGGTAGCGAAAACAGCGACCGTTTGACCCGCTGCTGCAAATACCGTTCCTATAAAACCAAGTGTTTTAGCAATGGCCGCATTAATTAATGCAAGGCCTGTCTTAATTGCAGCAACAATACCTGCCCATGATGCAGCCAGTGTTTTCCCGACTAAGACAAGCTTGACGATAGAAGTTACACCTACTGCCTCAAGCAGTTTGAACTGAGCCCCAAGCTCAGCTAAGTATTTGATTAGTGGTGTATTTAAGAATCCCGCGTAAACCTTTAATAAGTCTGCAAAAGCCGGTGCGAGACTTCTTACAACCTCAAGGAGGAGTTCAAACGTGTTCAGAAGTGATTTGAATACACCGACATTGAGACCAACAAATGCACTCGCCAGTGCTTTTATTCCAGCCCCGATCTTGGCAATGATGTCGCCCAGTTGGAGCAAGATGTTGGCTACAACGTTTTGAAGCTCGACCCCAAATGCCGCAATACGGGCACTCAGATTTCTAATCTCCATCTCGGCGTTTTGACCTGCGCCTTGAAGAGATCCTTGATTTACTCCGGCTGTACTTGCTTTTGCACCAGTGGCGCTAGCCACAAAACGTGCGGCGTTAGCTAGACCTTCACCAAGTGCTGTAGCTGCTCCAAATGCTTCCTCCTTTACAGAGACGAGGAGAGCGTAAACCTGATTCAGTCCTGCAAGTAGTGGGTCAAGCAGGGGAGCACCAAAGCGCTGGCCGATCAGCTCCTGAAAGTCAGCCAGGTTAGAGACAACACCACTAAAGCTCTTAGCTGCAATGGCTTGACCTGCCACAGCCGCTTCCAGCTTCTTTTCAAGAAATGCAACGAGCCCTTCTGTGCTGTTCTTGGCTTTACTGACATCGTCAGGTGTAATGCCCAACGCCTTTGCCAGGTAGGAATCCTGCGTGATATCTCCACGCAAGATCGATCCAACTTCCTGGCGTGCCTGGTACAGCGGAATACCGAAGGTTCCCAGCGCAGCGGAGAACGAGATAGCGAGGTCTTCCGCATCCTTCAGGCTTCCACCGATTTGACCGATCTGTTGAGCCGTAATTCCGAAGACTTCGATGACCTGACTACTGGTGACACCCGCAAGGTCAAGTGACCGCTCACGGATGCTCTCAATACGGTCTTCAATGGCTCCTGTAAGAGCCTCAATGGCCTTTAGGGGTTCATCAATACGAACGCCATCAGCAAAGACATCATTGGTTGATGCAAGGGCTGTCTGCGTCTTAAGGATCTGCTCCCTGAGCTGAATATTCTGTCCAAGCGTGGCGTTGAAGAATCCACCAAAAGCCTGCTTTAGGACACCAGTAACCTGCTGAATGCCATAAAGCGCAAATCCAATCTTTGCGAGGCCATTTACAACACCAACAGTTGAGCTAGCTAAACCATCAAATGTTCTTTTTAGTAATTTGCCTGGTTTTCTAGCTTCGTTTAGCCCAACGCCGATACGTTTTGTGGTCTTAGCTAATGTCTCGGCAGATTCAATCTCGTCGTCAAGGAAGCCCTCCATTTTGGCGACCTTGAATGCCAATTTGGCAGCTTCTCCTGCACTTTGCAGGTCCCGTTTAAATTGCCGGATACTATTCCGCGCATTCTTAAGGCTGAAGCCTAGTTCACGCTTCTGTCCTACAATCTTATCCGCCTCTTTGCCCAGGCCCTCAATATCCTTCTGGGCTCTATCAGTTTCTGCACTGATAAAGAGAGTAAGGTCGCCTAGAGAAGCCACAGATTATCCGGGGGTTATAAGCTGATTAAGTGCCGCTACAACGTGTGTGGGTATGCGACCGCTCTTTATAAGTTTAGTCAATATCTGTTTGGTAATATCTTCTGCTTTAGCCTTGTCCTCGTCAATTTCAAAAGGCAAGAAGTCAGATATCTTTGTCCTACTCGGTTCTTTGCTCCCACCAAAAGCATGAGCAACAGAAAGGACAATCTGAGATAACTTAGCCGTACTTATCGAATTAACGTTTGCACGGCGCTTTTCTTCGTCATACCACGTCGATAAAACGTAGCCAATCAAACCCATTGGGGTACGAAGAAACACCTCCTTTGGGTAGTCTTCCCCATAAGGCGTGCATCTAAGTTGTAGATAGAGGTGGAGTATGTCGAGGGGTTTAGAAGCTAGATAAGTCTGATAAGAATTAATAAGCTCCTCTGGATCCTGTTCCCTCGGCGTTACTTTCCCTCCTCCGGCCAACCATTACGTTCCCAGTTGACAAACTCGAAAATGTCACTCATGAGCTTTGTAGGCATATTGAGTGTGTCTTCTCGCTTCCAGTCGGGGACTGTGATCCAGCCCAGCTTGCCCTCCGGATCCTGAATTTCACCCCGATAGCGGATGAACAAGGTCACCATCTCAATCTGTTGCTCTGCAACGCTATTCCCAGAACGCTGAACTTCTGCCAGTTCCTCGGCATAGTCGTAGACAACCTCGTTATCGCTATCGGTATCAGAAAGGATATCGAGAGCCTCTTTGACTGAGATCTTTTTCTTTTTGGCTACTTGCTTTGCAATCTTTAGCAGGGTGTAAGTGTTCTGCGCTTGATTGCGGGCGATGTTCTCTACTCCCTCTGCCTCTCCTGCAACGAGGTCTTCGTAAATAGGGAATCGAAAAGGAGCAACCTCGTAATATTCCTTTTCTTTGAAAAACAGATCTGAGTACTTGCTCATCAATCTATAAAAAAGGATGTGTCTACAGCCACCATTTCAATTGGCTGCCCAATTGCTTCAGGTGGAAGTGTCAGCGTCAACTTAGCACCATTTTCAGCCACAAGTTTTATCGGTGAAGACGAAGAAGGGGCGATAAAAACCGCCCCCACTCTTAGTATTCCGTTTTTGCTTTGGCAGTTAATGAAGTAAGAGCGCTTGTCTTCAGAGACCAGCAACTCGTAATTCATCAGTACACAGACAGAGCGGAGGTGCCAGCGTCGTAGATGCCTGCCCAGATTTCGCCTCGGGACTGGAAGGTCCAGGAGTACTCAATCAGGCCGTCAGAAGGAGCAGCCTCAGACACGTTCACGATCGAACCCTGGAAGGCGCGGCAGTGATACTTGTAGTTGCTGGAGGTGTCCAGGCCAAGGAAAGTGAACATCTCCACCCAGATCTCCACGTCGGGATCGGATTCGGAGTTCAGAACCAGCTGCAGAGCGGGGTCAATGGAGTCCGTGGGAACGTTGCTGTTGTCCAGGTCGTTAATGAAGAAGGCAGAGCATGCCAGCTCACCGGCCTGGGTAACACCCACAGAATCTCGCCAGCCGTTATCGCCCAGCAGGAAGAATTCTTGGGAGTTAGGAGCAGGGGTGAACTCAGCTCGGGTTGCGCCCTTCAGGAAGTTGTAGGTCAGGCCCGTAGGCAGAGTGATGTTGCCACCGGATACGGTGCAGGTTTTACGGGTGCCACCGGGGTTGGCGACTCGCACGATGCGGTCCCGCCCCTTAGCAAAAGCACCACCAGGAAGATTAGCCATTAGCCTCTCTCAGGTTGAATCGAGTAATCGGGGATAAATACTTTCAGGGTTTCAAAGGAGATGTCGGTCTGAGCAACATGCACAGGATCCTGGATATCCGGGAACCACTGAAAGAGAAGCTCGCGCACCTCGGCTAGTGTTTGAGCCGTGTCGTAACTGGTGATATAGATCGGCCAACGAGTTGACAGAATCACCGATTGCGAGAAGGTGGGCTGGTTCCGCATTTCAGGGACTTCATCAATGACACATTCGATGCCGCTGATTGTCCAATCCTTGGGAACTTGCTGCTGACCCCGAACCCAAAGGGCGGGGGACGTGGATCCGTCAGGAAGATTATATGTTCCTAATTTGGATCCAATTGCCGAGTTAATTAAACTGCGTACTTGGGATACACTAGCCACTTAACTCTCTCCTAAGTATAGTCTCAAAGTAACTTTTAGCGTCCACGTTTTCTAATGCAGTACGGGTCCATGGTCTAGCAGGCCATTCACCCCCACCTTTTAACTTGGCCCCTTCATGCACCTGAGCAGCGTATTCAACTGGCCAACTGACTTCATATTCAGTATCAGATTTACGGCGAACTGTTTGACTAGAGCGGAGACGTCCGGTATCAACGATGTCTCGCTTTTGGCCGTCAACCCAATCCCACTTAGCCGAAGATATTTCGCTGGTGTACTCAGCGGACAGGCGATTGACAAGAGCTTGAGTGGCCTCAGCAACAGCACGCTCAAACTTTGCAGTATCAAGCTTTTGCTGCCTTGCCATAACTAGCCTCCTTTGCCTGTCTGCTCAAATACTCCTGAAAACTCTTGAAAAAGTGTGTTCCGAGCAAAGGTCAGCGTGTTGCTGCCTAAATCAGTCAAACGAAGTGTTCCCGTAATGCCGTTGACGGTACAGGTACAGATACTGCCGACTTTGACTTTAGAACTGAATTCAGTAGGAGAAAGTAAACGCCCTTTACAGAGCATTTCTCCTTCATCAATACCCGGCTTTTGGTCAGCTTTGTTCGGCTGAAGCTGGATATTTGCTGTATAGCTCTCATCTGTAGTCACAGGGACTCTGTTTCCTGTTCGAGAATCGACAGCAAATGAGCTGTAGACCTTAAACGTCACAGAAGCATTATCAAAGGGTGCGTAAGCTCCCATCAGAATGCAAAACCTGAGGACTCAGCGAGGCTTTCCTGCAGAAAACGATATGCAGAACCATATGTAGTAGCAGCGAGACCATACTGAGTACTACCTCCACCCGGTACGGCCCCAATCTGCTGTCCAATTGCTTGAGTACGCATGGCAAGCAGATGAGCAGTCAAGTAATTGACCGCATCATCATGCTGGTCTCCCCATACGTCGCTGTCACATTGTCTGCCTGCTTCAGCGATGGTTGCCGTCACCACAGCAGTCTCGATATTCCCAAATTCAGGAAAACGAGCAGCGAATGTGGTGGCGGTAACAGTCATCAGCCTTCGCCCTCAGTGATTGCTTTGATTCGCTTAGCAATTGCGTTCTTGATACGAACGCGATTCTCTGCGTAATCCCACTCTTTAAGGAGATCTAGATCAAAAGCGTCATAAATGACGTCCAGAGCATCCTTCACAGGCATGGTTGCGAGGCCGCCAGACACTTCCTTCTCAGGAGTGGTGACGACCTCAACGTCTTCCTGCACCTTCAGGGCTCCGAGAGCGAGAAGATCAGACACCAGAGGCATCTCCTTGATCTTCTCCCAGTCAGCAGGGTCAACGTCGCGGTTGACCCCTGATTTGAGCTGGATTCTCTGAGTACCGCCAGCCTTGGCTCCAATAATGGAGAAACCAAGGGTGACTTCTTTATCCCGAGGAGGGTTTTCCAGTTGAGGGGTGTAGGTGATAATCATTTTCTGAGGAGAGATCTTTTATCAGGCCTTCTCGACGTACAGGACGCTCTTGGGGTAGTACAGAGCGACACCGCCGATACGGGCGTGAGCAGCAACGCTGAATTCCAGGTTGTTGCGGACAGGGGGAAGGAACTCCAGGGTGCGGGGGATGTGCAGTTGGAGCTTCTCGGGGGAGCGGTCGTAGCAGATGATCCGGTCCTTGCTCAGAGAAGACTTAGATGCCTCCAGCTCGTTGATCGGCTCGATGGAGCGGATGAACGGGTTGGTACGCAGGAAGAACTCCAGGACAGTGGTGTCGGAGGTGGTGCTACGAGCAGTGGTGGAGATGATGCGATACACGTCGTAGGGGACGAGCATCGTGTTCGGGGTCTCCTTCATGTTGGAGCCCTGGACGATCGAGGTGGGAGCCTCGTTCAGGATCTCCAGCATCTCGTCAGTGGTGATGGTTGCATCATCGAACCACTTGCTGGGAACGGTCTTGTCAACGTTGGCGTTGTTGAAGAAGCCGTCCATGGAGACGCCAGTGTCACCGAAGTAGGCGATGGACTGGACTTTCTCCTCATAAGCACGACGCACAGCGTTAGCGCGGCGTTGCTCCAGGTTCATGCCGGGCACCATGGCGGCGGCACGGGTTTCCTGGATGGTGTAAGCGAAGGAGGCACCCAGGCTGCGAACCTGATGGGTGACTTCCTTCCGCAGCACGTCAGCGCGGGGCAGATCGCTGGCCTTGTCGGCAATCAGCTTCATCTGACCCTGTGCATCGAAGATGCGATAGGTGAAGCTATCTGCGCCAGGACCCACCTCGGTAGAGATAGGAAGCACAGAGGAGTACTTGATGTCGGCGTACTGGACCTCAAAAGTGCGGGCCAGGACCTGCTCTAGCTCACGAGCCAGAAACAGACCGACGTCGTCATTGCGAATTTCAGACATTGGTTGATCTCCTATCAAGTGTCAGCGGAAACGCTGAGAGTCGGGATGTCGATCTCCAGGAGAGCAATGTTTCCAGCGGAAGCAGCGCTCAGCCAGCGAGCGCCAGCAGTCACTTCAAAGGTCTTACCGGCCTCGGCGGTCTTACCAAAACGGCCTTTGTAGCCCTTGTTGGAAGATGCAGATGCGGAATCGGTGTGGAACAGACGAACGGCATCGCCCAGAGCCACGGTTTCGACGGCATACACCCAGATCACGCCCTTGCTGAGGACGTTCACCATTTGCTTCTCGGGGTAGCCGATGCGGCCATCCGAAGTCTTGTTGGTGGGGGTTGGGGTGTAGGTACCGGAGACGTTCTCGAAGACATTGCTGTCAACAGCGATGCCCAGAACGTCGGTAGCAGATGCACCGGCAGGGAGCTTGGCACCCAGACCGGAAGTAGCAGAGCTGTCGATGATCACAGCGTGGCCGTAAGGGATAACGGCGCTGGACTCATTGGTGTACGACCGGGAGACATAAGCCTGCAGGTCGGCAATCAAACCTTCGTGGCCAGCCGTCAGCTCCAGGGGGTAGGAGCCTTGGGCACCAGCCGGGTTAGAGACGTTGGTGTCGGTAAAAGAAATAGCCATTACTTAGTGCTCCTATCAAACGTGAGCAGTGAGATTGGACTTCCAACCGTTCAGCAGGTGCTCGCGGTAGGAGGAAGCGCTGTCGACCTTCTCGGCACCAGAAATGGCAGCTACAGCAGCACGCACCTCGGCGACGTTGGAGCCATCTTCCTCAGGCTGGAATTCGGAGTCCTGGTGGACTTCCTCTTCGTCTTCTTCGACGTCTTCCATAGCAGCAAGAACGCCGTCCAGAACACCCAGGAGGTAGTCGTTGGTCGCGTCTTCGCGAGGAGCCTTCTCAAAGACGTTTTCGTATGCGAGAGCCATGATGCCGCGCTCATCCTCGCCATCAAACTTGTACTCCTCCGGAAGGATTGGAGCGAACTTGTCGAGGGTGGCGAGGCGTGCGTTCACGGCCTCATTGATTTCTGCAGCGTCATCGCGCTTCTCTGCAGCTTCAGCAGAGTCGGCGATTTGCTTTTCTAGTTCTTCGATACGCTCCAGAGCCGCATCAAGACGGCCAAGAGTTTCTTCGTTCTCGATAACTACGGCTTGAATCTGTTCTTCCTGAGAATCCAGCTTGCTCTGGAGGTCAGCCTTGGCACGCTCAGCCTCCTTAGCGAAGGATTGGACCGCGCCTGCAGTTTCTGCGGGAAGTTCAAGATCCAGGCCGTCGAGGGTGATTCGTGCCATGGAAATAACGGGCGAATTCGACGGGGTTTCAGTCCATGCAATCGCGTCGTTGCGATCACATGAATCGAGGATTAGGCGAACGTCACGACCGGCACGACCTTTAGGAACAACAGCGATGTGATTAACGCGGATGTTTCGTTGGACGCCGTCGTAACTTACACCTAGTGGTGAAACACCAGGGGTTGGATCAAAGTCAACGCGGTATCCCGCACTGACTTCCTGTGCATCACCTCGTTGGATACGTTCGATAGCGCTCTTATCAGTAATGAGAAGAGCAACTTCTACGAATCCATCGTTATAACGAACCTGCGAACCAGCATGTCCGATCTGATGCACTTTAGTGTTCCCGGAATCAAGCAGGACGGGCGGATGGCCCATGGTGACTGCTTTCATACCGAAGGAAGCTAGAGACTCAGGCTTCGCTACTTCTTCCTCAGGGCGATACTCACGAACTTGCGTTCCATCACCCCGTGTATAAAGCTGAGTGCCAACACGGGCGGCTTTACACCAGACCTTTAGATAACCTTCATCCGTCATTTCGGATTTAGTTACCTGGCCGTAATCGTAGCGAGAGACAGTCTCCATACCCTGATACTAACTAAGTTTAACCTTATTAGTATCAAAAACTGTTGTTGACCCTTTATTTATGAGGTAAGGATCCCAGTTGAAGGAGTCATAACGTTTCCTGTGATTCTTTTCTGGCGGGTGCCAACTAAGGGAAGTACCCTTAACTGCGGACAATGGAACCATCCAAATAAGATCGTGTTCCAATGAGACGACACCGAAGTAATCAATCTCGTCAGGGGTGTATGGCCTGTTGCCTCCAGGACAACTGGTCCTTGTTTCTGCTTTGAAAACCTTGTTTTTAGGGTCCCAGTGCAGAGTCTTCACATTGACGCGCACCAATTGCTCTTTCCACTCCACGACGTAATCGATGCGGTGTAGATCGTGCTTAGGTGCAGATATGAAGATTCCCTGGTCAAGGAAATAACCCTCAAACAGGTGCTCACCCTTTGCCCCCCGGTGGGAAGCATGTGTGCTGATGCAAGTCACATAACTGAATCAGTTAGACCTACTTAGCAGATATCAGCGCGGCATGATTTGGGTCATATAAATGGTGACGCCCAAAAGCCCCAGCATCCACGCGACACCGAAAACAACGACGGGTTGCATCAGTAACCCTTCTTCCTATATGCGTCCATGATCTTGGCTACGCGATCACGAACGCTCTTGGTTTTAGGAGTGCCGTCTTTGTAAAAAGAACCCAAGCGATAACTGCCCAGGGGACGCTTGCTCTTCTTCTTCATGAAACCTGGCTCGTACTTACGTCGTGCTTTGAGGATCGCAGCCTTATGGCGACGTTGACCTTTAGATAGCGCGGCCTTCACTGCCACGTTGTGACGGCGCTTGCCTCTAATGACAGCTGCCTTATGGCGGCGCATTCCTGCTGCCGTTGCCCGTTCAGCTCTCAGGCTAAGGGTGGGCGTCATCTTGATCCTGGTAACAGTGCCCGGCGAGCGCCGTTTCAGTGCAGCTGCTCCACCAGCAATGACCCCAGCGGCAGCAACTGCTTTAACAGCAGTGCCAGCGCCGGAGCCTTTGGAGCACTTAGCGGTGTTAGGGATGTAGGAAGCACCGCACTTCTTGTCAGTGCGTGATGTGCTTAGCTGCACGCTGAATCTCCGTCGTAAATCAGTCCAGGGACTCGACCACCTTTGGCTCTTTTATGGTGACGAGCCTTGAAATAGCGGTTTTTACCAAGCTCAAGAGCGGACTTAAGATCTCTTCCATAACCCCTGGCAATGAACTTGAGATTTTTACCTGCACCTTTGCTTGTGCTAATCACATTTGCCATGTTTTTCATGGCCCCTGCCTGATTACCCCTTGCCAAATTGCCAGCCGCAAAACCTGCTTGTGTTACTGGCTCAATAACTTGGCGAGCTGCCTGCCGCATGCCTGAGCGCCTATGAAGGAAAGCTGTGCCTACCAAACCCAAACTAGCTGCACCAGCAGTGAAGGCAGCAGCCTTTACCGGCTTATTCCAAGATGCTCGACACTTATTTCTTTTAGGAATACACGCATTACCACACTGTTTACTACCCGTACCACAATTCAGTTTTCTGTCGAGTCGAGCGGCATCAAAGCGGCGACGTTTTTTAAGCGCAGAACTAAGAAGCGAACCGGCGGCTACACCGTACAAACCCATGGCAGCCACGTTACGGACATTGCGGTTAAACAATTCGCGCTTCGCTGCCTTTTCCATAGTGCGGTGTTCAACACTTGTTTTGCCCTTGTTACGTTCAAGGGCCTGTTTAATTGTCTGACGCGATGTGTTTCTCAGGATGGGCTTAGCCTGCTGGCGAATAAGTTTCTCTTTTTGCTTGTCAGAGAGTGCTGCATACTGAGCTTCACCACTTTTCTGTAACTCAGCCTTACCTGCAGGGGTTTTGTAATACTCCTGTGCAAGCTTCTCTGCCTTAGGGCTATTTGCTCCCAACTTGCTTGGGTCGATGCCTTTCTTCTTGAGGAACTTTGCGTAACCCCCTTTTGCGTTTACTGACTCTCCGCCCCATTTTTCAGGGCTATTAGCTCCAGCCTTCTTTGCAGGTTGTCCAGCTCCCTTGCTGCACTTAGCGTTTTGAGGGATGTAGGAGTTACCGCAGGGCTTGTCCGCACGCTCGGTGTTATTGATAATCGCAGCATTAAATTGGTCAATGCTGTCATCAAACACATCAGGAGAATACATAATTAGCGACGATCGGCGGCACGGGCGAATTGCATTGCATATTTCTGGTCAATCTCCTGCATCTTTTTGCGTGAGAGGCCTTTTGCTTTACCAGTGTGATAGGCCTTTTTATAGTTTTGTTTGATCTTTTTTGCTCTTGACTGGTAACGTTTGTTTCTAGATCCGCCTTTTTCGGCTGCGCCAACAACACCACCAATAAATCCACCTTGCAGAGCGCCACCAACTGCACCACCAACTGCACCAAGTCCAGCACCAGCAAGAGCGCCGCCAGGACCAGCAATCGAACCAAGAGCTGCTCCCTGGACAGCGCCCACACCAGCGCCAATCTTCGAGCCTAGTTTTGCACCCTGTCCTGCACGGCCACGGATACTGCCGTGATGGCACTTAGCGTGTTGAGGAATGTAGGAATTACCACAGGGCTTGTCGGAGCGCTCGGCGTCGTTGGTCAGAATGCTGTTGAACTCCGCAGCGACAGAATCCTTGTTGTATCCACAGCCATCAGCGTAAGGACCCTTGCGGCCCATATCTGCTTTGCCACAGCGACAAGGCTTTTTGCCTCCGTCGCACATCTTGCAGCTATCCTTGTCGTACATCTTGCGACCAGGATCCTCGCGCTTGGCTCCCTTCTTTTTCTTGGCCGTCTTAGCTGCATCCTTGAAGTCCTGTGCGGAGGGAGCACCCTCCTCACCAGGCTTACGCATTTTCTCACCGCGCTTGCGTTTAGCGTGAATGTTGGCGTACAAGCCAGGCTTTTTACTCATGTCTCCCTCGTCGGGGTGGGGGCTAATTCTTCAAACGAGGCAGGACCGTAACTTAAATCCACGCCTTTAGACCTAGCGTAACTCAGAACTTCTTGACGGTGCTTTTTCCTCATCACGTCATATTCTGGATCGATGTCAAATACATTGTCACTGTAAGGAGCGAGATAACACCGGCAGCGAGGATGACGGGGTACAGTAATTGCATTTCTCTTGAAAACGTTGCCTGCATGGGCTGTGCAATAGGGGCATGATCGATCATCAGATGTGGCGAAATACATCACAAGATCAATACCGTTTTGAGTGTAGTAATTACGGGAGGCCTCATTGTGAGCCCGCAGTGATTCGGTTCTTACAATGACTTCAGCACGGGATTTAGTGACGTTCAGACGCCGTTTGAGATCCTGCGTAATCTCGTCAGTGGGACGTCCTTCAGCGATTCCCTGCGCTAACACTTCTGCAGACGTAGTTGCAAATGTTCGTCCATGTCGCTCTAGGTATCCTCTCGCTTGTCTCGCTGCTGCTGTTACTGCTTCTACTGGGATGGTTACAGCGACTTGAGAACTTGTTACAGACTTCGATAGCTGTGCAGCTAGATCTAACCCAAAAGTTGTTGACCGAGATAACAGGCGTCGAAACGCAAGTAAGTATTCGTCTGAACGATCAGGCAGAAGCGGAGGAATCAGCTCCAAAGTCCGAGCGTTTCTCTCTGCAGTCTGAAATTGACCGCTTCGTATCTGGGAATAGGTACGGCGAAGAAGACGATTGAAGGCTCGGTCTAGAGATTTATTAACAATATCAATTGTCTGCTGCTCTTGGTTCTTCAGGGCAGCATTGTATTCCTCAATGAGTTCTTCCATCTATGAAGTATTAGAGAGGGGTGCCAAATGGCTGCGCCTTAATCCGTGCTGCTAATTGGTCTCTTTCAGGCTTGAGAGCCAGGAATAAACGCTGTTTCTTAACACCAATGTTTTTAGCCATGATCTCTGCCCTACTTGGCATCTCGTTCATAAGTTGAACCATCAGCCGCCTCTGCTGAGAATCTCTATTAGCAGTAAGAATGCGTCGTGTTAGATCAGGGATGCGTAATTGATCAGCACTTCTTACAAACCTAGACCTTGGCTTACGTTCGTCGTAAAGAAGCTCAGCTTCTACAAAATCGTAATATCGTTTGACAGATACCTCAAACTTATCCCAGTCACGGTGGTAGTTCTCAGCATTCTTTCTAATGTTCTGCAGAATAGGCTGAGATTTTTCTTCCAAAAATTCGGTGTTAGCACCTACAAAACGCCTTACGTTATGCAGATCATCCATCAATGTTTCCACACCACTTCTTCCGTGCTGTGGGTGCGTTACATCATCAATTTCTGTGGCGTATCCAAAATCAATTAGTGCCACCTTCTTGGAACTAGGATTGACAAGAATGTTGCCACCATGAATATCGCCGTGCGCTAAACCCTCTACATTGAGCTTTCTGAACTCCCTAAGGGCTTTAACCTGAACAATTAGAGGTGCTTTGCTTAAGTTATCTCCACCACTGGGGTACAGTTTCGCCGCCTCCTTGTAACCTCTCATGTGTTCAAGGACTAACGTTTGAGACTTCGTATACCCGTCCTCGTCTAATACAGCGTTTTGAGCTAAGGGTCGGGGGACATTGACACCAGCAGATCGAGCGCGATCTAGAAGGTCAAACTCCTTTTCGACATCGTCCTCATCACCGTTGCGGAAAACCTTAACTCCGTATTTACCGGAAGTGTGAACAAAATAAGTGCCATAAGCTCCTTCCCCAACTTGACAACGCGGCTGGCGAACCATCGCGTCGAACTTAGCTGGGGCTTGAATCTTTCCCAGGCCACCTCCGCACTGTGCATCAATCTGAGCTTTACGCCGCTGATTTATCTTCTCCTGAACATCCCACACCTTTCCATCCTTAATGGCCTCGTTAGTAATCCTCCTGGCCTGCTCTTCGGACATTCGGTCCTGACGAGCTAATCGAGCTGCTTTCCGTTCGGCTGGAGACAACCTGGGTTTTCGGTCCCTGTCGGGATTTCTTTGGGACAAGGCATAACCTCCTGCTGCTACTGCAGCAATACCCGCTACGGCAGCCACTTTACTCCATCCTGACCCCTTTTGGATACGGCACTCTTTGGACTTGGAGATGTAACTAGCTCCGCAGGGCTTTCCCCGGCGCTTCTCTCCTGCATCTTTACGGGATGACTTACCGGAACACTTCCACTTAGCCCTAGATAGACACAGTGGCGTGTTGCGATCCTTGCCAGAGCAGTCCTTCCCGTGGGACTTCATATCCCCAAAGCTGCGAGCGCAATACCGGTCTCCTTTCTTGGTACCAGGGGCAATGCTGTACCCCTTAGCTCCGTATTTGATGGTGCGTTTTCGACCCGTCTTGGGGTTGGTCACCGTCTTACTGAACTTTTTTCCTTCAGCGTCCCCCTGAATCGCCTCAATATCAGGGCGGAAACTTCGGCCAGTCTTTCTCCATCCACGAGCGCCGTACTTACCTGTGCCTTTAGCTCGCATCTTCTTGAGCTGTTCCTTTTGGTAAGGCGTCAACCCGGTCTGGCGAAATTTACTTCCGACCCGGCGACGGCTCCTCAAAGCAGCTGCACCGCCTACAACCAGAGCAGCGCCTGCTGCTGCCTTGGCGATCGTGCGTGCGGTGTTCTTCTTTGTGCATTTGGTGTTGTCCGGGATACCAGAGTTGCCGCACTTCTTGTCCTCACGCTCGGCCTCGTCCATCCCGAAGCGTTCCTGCCAAGAGCGTCGGTCAGGTTTAGGTCCTCTACGCCCTTTTGGGCGAATCGCACTAGTTTGACGACGGCCAGCTCTAAATCTTTGGTTTGTTTGCTCTACACTCTTGTAGATCTTTTCAGCTGTGTTGTATTGACCACCTAACAGGCCTTCAATCTTTCTCATGCCACGCGTAAGACTTGCATTACGTCGAATCAATGCTGAGAGTTTGGCTTGAGCAGTAGCTATTTCGCCATTCTTCCTGTTGATAGCTGAAGTAAGACTTTTAAGAGTTCGTTGTTGAGCTTTAGATCCGGAATCTCCCATTCGACCTAAAAGCTGAGTCTTAGCGACCTCAAAGGAATTTCTTGTGCCTTTGAGATCCGCGACACGAGCTTCGGTGCGTCGAATCACCTTCTCTCTAGCTGCGATTGATGTTTTCAGTTGTCGTAGACGAGCAACACCCCGGCGATTAGAACCAAGACTTGCTCCCGCCGTAGCACCAGCTTGAAAGGCCCCGAGTCCCAAGTTCGCAACAGCCGCTGCAGAACCTACAGGCCCAGGGATGTTGGAAACCATACCCGCGAAGTTCGCGCCTAAACCTGCCTTGGAAGCAGCTCGACGCATGGCCTGCGGATTTTTTCGTGCAAGTGCGGCTGCACCAGCAGCGGCTCCTGCAACCCCAGCGATCGTTCCTGCTACCTTTAAGCCGCTTCGGATACGTCGTTGTTGACGAGCTTTCCGAATTTTTGCTTTCTGCTCAGCAGAGAGCTGAACAGCATTGCCGCGTGTGGGAGGTGTATCTCCCTCCCCTTTGATGCGGCAGTTCCAATGCTTGGGGATACAACGTCCACCGCACGCCTTGCCTCGTTCAGTACAGGCACGCTGGGCTTTAGCGTCACCTCGCAGAGCGGCTAAGTAAAGGTCTTTTTCTTCGGATCGCTTAGTCACGGGTAGTCGAACGAGGTTTTCAGATGTTCGATATCGGCTTCCTGAAGCTGTTCAATCCCACCGACTTGTTTCCCGTTAGCGAAAGTCTGAAAAGCCTTATTTGCGGAACGAGAGGAGTAGAACCCCAAAAGCAGTGGTCCTGACTTAATTATGCCGTCTTCAACATAATGGCTGCGATAAATCTTCCTGTCATTGAAACGATTTCCGACAAGAACTTCCTGCTCAGCATCATTACGCTGACCGTCTGCATGTAGAAGATGTCCAACCCGGAATAGTCCGTTGCTTTTACCCAGTGCAAGGGGAAGACCGTTCATATGAACGATATCCTCTGCATCAGTTACTTCAGTTGGCTCAGGGGTGGGTTCTTCAACGGGTTGCTGAGCTTGCTCCAGTGCAGCTTGCTGTCCGATGTAGCCCTGAATCATCGACTCCTGCTCTAATTGAGCCTTGAGTTGGAGACGCTCTTCTTCCTCCTCCTGAAGAACCGTTTCAATGCTGTACTCAGTGCCAGAGAAACGAGCTTTACGGATCTCAAGGGGTGTGAGAACTCCCATGTCGACGTAAAGCTTGTCTGTATCAGCTACAGACTTACGAAGCTCTGCCTTGTCGCTGTCTGACTCAGAGAAGTAGGGCGGGAAGTAGACGCTCCACTCATCAGGGATGTTGCCTTGGGTTGGTCCTTGAGGCATGGACAGGATCAGCTGGAAGAACTGATTCAGACCACGACGAAGAGAGTGAGTTTGATAACGCTCTACAGAGGCTGCCCAGGCTTTGTCCTCGTATTTACCAGACTCGGAAAGGCCACCTGCAGGAGAAGTTCCAAAGAGCAACGTCTTGGGCATGTCGGCAGCTGCGACCAGATCGTCTACCAAGCGATCAAAGATGTCCTGGGCTCCACCCAAAGAACGAGACGCAAATGAGACTTCTTCCTCAGTGTCCAGTGCCATCCCGCCATATAACGACCTAGCAAGTGCATTGGCTTCGAGACGTGTCTTGAGAGCCTTCTCGTTGCCCGCTGTGACCTTACTAGCGAGCCCAGGAATTTTGTGGACAAATAAATCCATCTCGTTGAGCATCGTGGCCATGCCATCAGTGGCTCCGCGATACCGCTTCCATACGTCGAAGAACGGTTGGAGATAAGAAAGTCCCCAGCCTTCATTTACAAGGCGTTGCCGCCAGGGGAGAAATAGTCCGTCAATTCGCAGTACTCGACTGGAGTGGACGAGCAGATAGTTGAGGTCGTTCTCCTGTTGAACACTTTTGCTGGTGGAGATTCTGTAAAGCTCGGGGTTCCTGTAGTTGAGGTAGTTGTAATCGTTGGGAACAATTTCTCGTCGGGAGAGCGGGACGAGGTCAGCAATGCCCCGAACACGCTCAGGAATAACAGGCTCACTAGGCTCAAGCCCGTCATCCAGGACCAGAAATAGTGCAGCTCCTCCATAGATTCGCTGTAGTTTGAGCGTTTCTTCGATGTAGAAGTAAAAGTCAATTTCCTCCAGGTAGTTTTCAAAAGCTTTAATGATGCCGTCGTAATCTTCAGTTTCCTCACCAAGTTTGATGGTCGGCTTTTCAGTAACAGCAGCTTCTGAATAGATGTCGACTAGACGACGACAAAGAGGGTCGTAATACAGAGCCTCAAGCTCGGCCTCGCCTAGCAAGCGAGGGTTACGCAGGTTGTAATACTCGCTTTTATCCTTCTTTGTGCCAAGGCCTGAGATGGCGTTAACCAGAACACCATCAGCACGGATATCAGAGTCCATTTTCAATTCAGGAGTTTCCGAAGTTTCCGGCAAAGTTTCAGCCTTAACTCATTAACTCCAATCTAACAATCATCTATTGATAACCGAGCTTGATAAGCAAACCCTTAAGAGCAGAAGCTTTCTCCTGGTGGTACCGGTGCAGTTCTTTTAAGGAGGTACCCAGATCCTCATAGAAGATGTCCTTAAAGTTGTCCTCGTCTGAGTACTCTGAAACAGAGTCGTTGAGGCACTCTTTCATCCTCTTTCTGTATGCAGGATTAGAGCTGTTGTAAGCACTCAGGTCGACTTCCATTAGATGAGATCCAACCAATCAGTCGTTGGAGTTGTAGCAACTACTGAGAGTGCGAGAGCAAGTGCCATCACGGAATCATCATGAGCGCCATCCCCTGCCTGGCGATCACCTGTCTGGAGTTGGCGGAACATCAAAAGCTCTTGATAGAAGGGATCTCTAGGCAGGAGCAGCTCTTCACGCTCCAGGAAATAAGTAATACGGTCTGTATTTGAGATTTTGTTAGGACGGTTGGTGTTGTAAGGCTCGACCATGTATTTGGCCAGGGCCTTGGAAAGAATCTCAGATACGACAGCTCCCACACCGTTCTTTTCAACGATCACCTTCGAGGGGCTGAAGTTCTCAGCCTGCTCAATAATCTGTTTGATACACCAGTCGGAAGACTTGTATCTGACGCGGAACATGTTGACGACCCTGTAAGGCGTAGTCGTTATGTCTAAGACAACTGAACACCAATAATCATCGCCACCACCAGCTGGGTCGATCGCCATGATGTAGTCCCGGTTGATCAGACCGGACTCGATGCAGTTTCCATGGCAGGCTTTCTCTACCAATTCCGGGGGGAAGACCTGGGCATCGGAGGCGACGAAGTCCATCTCATACTCCTGCCTCCAAGAACGCTCCGTGAGCTTTGCCTTGTCCTTAGTCTTCTGCGCCCAATCAGGATCCGCCGCATAGATCGGAATATCTGAGTAATGAATGCGAAAGCGGTTCCATCCGTCGTCTTCTCCGTGCCAGAGGTTGGCGAACATATTGCCCATCCCATTCGGGGTGGACAGAAGTATGAGCTTGGCCTTCTCTCCGAGCGTTGCCATCGTCGGCTGTGCTGCGGTGTAGATCTCGTCTGCTCCGTCCAGGAAAGCGGCTTCATCGAGCACCACAACGGAAACAGAAGGGATACCACGGGCGGCTCGGGGAGTAGCAGGGAGGAAGTAGATCGTCCCGAGACCCTTGAACGACAGTTCACTGTTGGACTCGGTTGTGAACTCGATGCCTGAGTTCTCGATGCTGGCGGCCTGGGCTCGGATCCGTTTACCTAATGCTCCTGAGTCAGTAGCTGTCTTGGAGAAGACAACAGCAGCGAAACCCGGCTCTGTGAGTGCCCTGCACAGCAGATAGGAGCAGACCGTCTCAGATGCGCCGACCTGACGGCTTTTGAGGACGATCGTGTACTGGTGAGAACATATCGATTCTATTAACTTCTTCTGAATATCAAAGGGCTGAAAAGGTTTGACGCTGCCTGATGTCCGAATCCAGGTCAGAGGCGCAAAGTCTTTCCAGTTATCTGCTGTTGGAAACTTAGGCTTAAATCCAACACCCGTGCTGGTGAGACGTTGATTAGCAGCCTCCTTCTCACGCTGCTTCTGTAATTTCTCTAACCTCTCTAACCGGGATAAGAGCTTCGCGTTGGGCATTTGCTTCCAGCTGTTCTAGGCGACGTTCAATCGTCCGCGCTTCATACTGTTTGTGAGCGGAATCGATCAAGATCTTGATTGCCTGAACTTTAACGTTGACTCCAACGTCAGGATCCTCAGTATCGATAATCTCCCTCAGCTTTCGGATAGCGTCAGGCAACGCTTCTGAAGTCACTCCAAAGGAGCGGTGAAAGATTTCCTGCTGATAACCCCAGATCGCGTTATTGAATTCTTCAAGCTGTTTCCAAGCCCGAATCCCTTCGGTCGAGCACTTTGCCCGTTTAGCTGCATCACGCCAAGTAAAACCAGCAGCAAGAGCCTGCGCGGCCAGGATTTGACGCTCATTCAATTCCTTGGGTCGTTCCATAGCAATTACCTAGATTTTGTGCTGCTTCAAATGCTGCCCAGCGCATAGCTGCAGGTTGCATCAGAAACGCCAATCTGGCTAAATTCTTTGAAGCTTCCAACAATTTATCGTGATCAAGCTTCTCAAGTTCTTTTACAACTTGAGCAAAACGTAGTTGATCATTGACGCTGGTTTCAATCTTCCTCATCGAAGTCCTCATCGTCATCGGGCATACCCCCGTGCTGCTCAGCCAGGGCGCAACCGATCCGAGAGGTCAGAACCTTTGCAAATGGCAGAACCGCTTGCTCATTTCCTGATTTAATCCCACGTTTGATCATTTGGAACAATTCCTTGTTCTCGGTACGGCTGTGTCTGGACTCTTCCAGACAGGCACCTATAACCTCCTCCATCTGACCATATTCAGACTTAGTTGCCACCTTGCGGGTGTAGGCGTAAGTCATGACAGAGGCAAGCCCCCATTCGTCATAACTGCGAATGAGATCCCCATCCTCATCAATCTCTTCAAATTGCTGCGCTAAGGGGTGCCGATACTCAAGGGGTATGAGTGAGAGCGGTACCGCGCAGTCTGTGACGTACTCCATATTTGTAGGGGTACATATCCCATCTAAGCGCGTCAAGCAGCATTCTGAATACGTGAACAGTATCCGGGACGACAAACACGAAAAGGAAGATCCTTGGCGATGAAGTTTTTGTTCGCGGAAAGCACCTCTTCATCGCTGATTGCCTTGATCTCGTAAAGCTCTCCAGAGGGTTCCGTGATCTTGATCATGAGGGCTGGTGCGAACATCTTGGATCTCATCGTCGATCCTCAATGTAGCTCCAATAATTTAAGTCGGCATTAAAGGAAACCTAGTCATACCAATCGTTGTCGTACACCTCAACATGCTTGTAGGGGGACACCGAAGGTGGTCTATTTGGGACTACAGGGAGTGGCACGAGCTGATAACCAAGTGCTCTACATAAGCCTTTTAGACAAACAAGTAGGAGACGCATGACCCGAATGCGTTTACCTAGTTTTGCACGAAAAAGACCGGGTAGGTCTCCCTAACCCGGTCGGTTGGCAGGTGTTACCTATGCCCTTCCTGAGATGAACTTAACAGTTCCTAAAGATTACTGTCGTCCATGTCCATGCCCCATTCTTTAGCAATGGCTTTGGCATCCTCACTGCGTGAGTCATCGAGTAGCTCAATGACCCGCTCTGCGACCCAAACATTGTTTAGATCTTCTACTGAATAAACGAGCATCTGACATTGTCATCGCGTTTACACTTTAGGTGCATCTATTGATGACGCACATTCGGCAGACCGAACTTCCATTCTGGTGGAAGCCGAAACAGCCGCATCAGCAATGTCAATTGCAGCGTCAAGAAGAGCGGTCGCGTGAGGCTTGAGTGCCTCGAAAAAGAATCCGAGGAAAAGGTAGGTGTCCTTTTTCATTGGTCCTCCATCTCAAGGATTTCAGTGATGGCACTGATGTAACCATCCCAAAAGTGCATCGTGCAGAGCTGGTACTGCAAGTCTCGCTCTTTTTTGGTGTCGTTGAAGCGTTGGATTGCCCACCTCTTGAGATTGACAATACTGTCCTTATCAACATCAAGCTTTTCAGGCTTGCGGTGTAGAAGCTTCGTGAAGTCAACGGGTTGTTGGGGTTGGAGGTTGTTTGTGAAGGTGCGTTCGTAGATCTGGCGTTGTGTGAGGTTCATACGTTTGAGGATTGGTTTTCTGTGAAGCGGAGGAAGGCACCACGCCTGGGCCTGAAGCGTCTGGGTGTTCGAGCTGGTTTGGGAGCGCGAGAGATGTAGATCTTTTGCCCGGTCGGACTGAAGAAGTACTCACCGCCTTTGGATCCGAGGTGGATGGGAGTACCAGCAGGAACGTCCTCGATGTATCGGAGTGTCATCAGTTGGCGATGGAGAGAGAGGAATAAGAACAAAAAGGGGGCTGGACTTACGGCAGCGTCCTTACTTCCGGCCCTATTCATGATGGAATCACCGGAGTCCTCGATGGGACCGCTTTTGCTTAGGAGAGGCCTGAAGGTGCAGTTCCGCGCTGCACCTCACCAACCGCTTGACCCGAGCAGTTGCAGGCTTCACTGCGGAGGACGCATTTGGGGTGCTAGGAACTACCCCGCCCGCCAGCGGATCAGACGAGAGCCAGGAGTGCTTCGCGGGCTTTCTCAATGCGTTTGGCACCAGCGCCACCCCAGAGAGATTCCAGGCGGGTACGGGCACGCTCTACATCGCTCTTGAGTCGGCCAGCATCGTGAGTTTCGTACTGAGTGATGGCCTGGAAGAGTCCCCAGGCAGTGCCACGTTCAACGCCAAAGCCTGTCTCGCCGCTGTAATGCGAGCGGATGCGATCGACTTGGGGAAGGTCAGAGAGCAGACGCGGACGCTTTGCCCCGGTGTCTTTATCCTTAATAGGACGAGCGAGGTAGTCGGCATAAGTGTGCTCCAGGACTTGACGTGCGTTGTCAGCAGTGAGCTTGAGCGTCGTCAGGGGACGAAGCTTGCTGAGATCCGTCTCGAACTTCTGCTGCTCGACATTGATCAGCTGGGGCAAGGCCCGAGCAAAGGCTTTGACACTGCGGGTGTGACGCATCACCAAAGCAGCACCTTCTGACTTGGCATGGCGGGCACCCTTGTTGCAGAGGTAGTTGATCTGGTTGGCGCACAGCAGACGGATGTCGGAGAAGAAGACACCGAATGCAGAGGAGCCATCGAAGGAGTTGAAGGCGTGGAGGTAGCGGCGCACCTTGTCGCCTGAGGTGACTTCACCCTCGATGTCGCAGCGAGCGGAGACGAAGACCTTCCTTCCCTGACGAATGGTCAGGATGTTGTCGATCTCGACGTTCTCCCGCAGGTAGTCGAACATCAGGATCAGAGCGTCGTTCTGGACTGGGGTGTAGCTTTTGCCCATGATCCCCAGGCAATCTCCGGTGTCCTCTCGGACAATGGCGCAGTGATCCTTGGACATGCGCTGCTCATCGTCGTGGACATAGTTGACGACGGTCTTCTTGACCTTGAAGTCAGCGCCAGCCAACTGAAAGGCTTCTGAAGCGGAGACGCGGTCTGTGATCAAGGTGCCGCCAGCCTGGGAGACAAGTGGATTGACCGAGTAGCCGTTCTGCTTGTAGCGGCCATAGACAAGGGCTGCCTTTTCACGGGCGTACTGGGTGCTGACGGTGTCGGCTTGGGTGATTGCTTGCATGGTTTTGAGTGAGAGAGATACGAGGCGAAGTGCCTGTCCTAGACAAGATAAGCGGAAAAGGCTGTCCTGTCCAGTATGGAAATGGTGTCTGTAGACACTGAGTTAGAATTTGGGCTCACCAACCGTCCGCTACGAAGCGGTTGGAAGGTGAGAGAGATACGACCCCGGGGTGAGATCCGGGGTTTTTTATTGGCTAGTTGTCGATGATGCTGGCATTGACAAGTCCGAAGAATGAATAATCAGACTTGGCAAGGTCGCATACACGGTTCGCCTCAGTGCATAGACGAAGAGCTTGCAATTGGGCGGATTCCAGATCATCGGCTTTAAGAGTGATCTGCGTCTCCTCCAAGACTCCTTGATGAAGGAAGTCAATTGTTGCTGCATAGGTGGTCATGAGTCGGCCTCGGTGTGATCGAATTGGATAGCGACCAGGGGCGCATCCTTCTTAAAGAATCTTGCCTCGATCTGGTCGGTTGCAAGACGGAGTGCCTGGACGACTTTCTCCGCTTCGCCTTCTGTGTAGGCATATTGACTGGCTGAGAGATTGCCAATCAGCTTGATGGCTTTGACTGCTTTCTTCAGCCGTGGGATGAGCAGACGCTTGAAATCAGCTCTCTTGTCCTGATTTGATTTCACTGTTCAGCCTCCTGAATAGTTTCAGAAAACTCAATTCCTGCAAAAATCGATCCGGTTGCCTCATCAGAACTCAACAAGTGGGAACGCAGTGCTGAAGCATCCTCGAACGTCTTAGCCCAAGATTTAAGTGCCTCCTCAAAATCTTCTACGTCCGATTGAAAATGATTAGCAATTCGCACATCAAAATAATGCGTGTAGCTCATTTCAAAGATTCTCCTGCGTAATTAAGAAGAGTTTTTAGGCCAAGTTTGCAGTAATTACTGCCGTCAGTTGTTGTGGCGATGTGCGGGCAAACATCAGCGGGTTGTTCAACCCAATCACCAAGTGCTGCCAGCATTGCACTGTATTCTTCCCAAGACAGTGAAAGCCACTGTGCATCACGACTTAAGTGAAGATCGAAACCCTCACCGTTTTCCCACTGTGTGACTTCAAGCCAATAATCAGAGTTGCCACCGATTACATAGTCCTTGAGTTCAACAGATCGTGTGATGCGTGAGTATTCGACTGGTGGTTTGGGAGTCATTCTTCTTCCTCCTGTTCGATAACCCAGGTTTCAAAATCTGGGGGTGTGCTGTAGTCGTCGCCGTAGTTCTGAGGAGAGGGATCAAAGTTTGCGATGTACTCCTCGTAGCGTGCTCGTAATAGGTCAGTCATAGATCAATCAGGTGTTAGGAAAGTTTTTACAGACGGCATCGCATAAGTCTGCGATTAACGAATCAGATGATTCCCTGGAGTCGTAGTCACTCATAATTGCAATGATGTCTTCCATCAATTGCTCACGTCGAGTAAGCATTTCGAGATGATCAATAGTCATGGTCAATCGGGTGAAGAGAGAGTGTGTGTGTTGTACAAGTTGTTGTACAAGTTATCGATGTCTCCGAGATAACCACCGCAATACGGGATGGTTCGGGTTCAATTAAGTTATTCATGATTCAACCCACAGAGAAGTAGAGAGTATTGCCATTGATCGAGCATTTCTCGACCTTCGCTTCCTTGATCAAGGATTCAAGCAATCCGAAGCTGAACCACTGACGAGAGTCGTTGTATCCAATCGCTCTACCTACATCGCAGTTCCTTACACCTTCAGGGTTGTTGTCCAGGAACTCGATGATGGCATGTTTGAGAGCGTAATTTGAGATAAGAGTGTGTGCAGGCCAGACAATCTTGTCGGCGCTGAACTTGGTGGTGGTGACGGACGTGGTCATTGTTTTAGGTGAGAGAGATGAAAAGGTCTGGCATCCTGCCCAGGCCAGTGTTGGGCGTTAATTAACGAGGTCTGACAACCGTTACGACACGGGAGGGATCAGGATCCTTTGTTATGTAGTGAAAGCCTTGCGGATGAAGGCATATCCACTGAGCACGATTCTCCAGAATCGAAAGGTCACGAGCGCGGATGACAAGATCATGCAGGTTCATAGTTGATTGCAGAAGTGTTCAAGTGGCCGTATGGGAGAACGTATTCAAAGGTTGCACCTGAGTAAAAGGTGTCTCTTTTGAAGAACGAATGAAGACGTTCATTGTGCTCATTGAGATCCCTGATGTAATTAAGTGCTAGTTCCTGTGCCTCATCTTTTGAAGCAGCAATAACGAAGAACCAAGAGGACGGAATGTCACGTCCGTTTTCATTGTGAATTAGCGTTCTGAACTTGTAGGTTTTCATAGTTGAGTGGTGGAGAAGCGTGGGTAGAGAAGACCGCATCAGCAGTCGGCCAAGGCGTAAGGAAGAGAACACCCAAACAGACCAGGAGGGTGGAGAATCCGAAGATCTTTTGTTGTTTGGTCATGCTTCCACCTCTCTGTTGCTGGTGGGCTTGACAGTCAGGTAGACGGATTCACTGAATGTGGCTCTGCCATCTTCTTGTTCTTGACGCTGTGCATTCTTGACCTTTTCAAGTTCACGGCGACATTCGTCGCTATAAGACCAAACCTTACGACGAGTGATGACTACCTGTTGATCATCCAATGAAGCAGACTGAATCTCATGGGCATTCATGTATTGAACAAGTTGTGCCATGCGACCTTTAACCTCAGCCTCGATGTCAGCAAAAAGCTTTTTGCGATCAAGGTAGATCGACAGTTCGCGTTCGTACTGTTCTTCGGTCCAGGATTCTGCCACGGATTTTGCTGCCTTTGTGGTGAATTTAACGCGTTTTTTAGTAGCGGCTTGACGCTTTGAGCGAGTGGAGATTGTCATGGTGAGAGAGAGAAAAGAATCAGAGAGCGTATGCGTTGTCGGTTAAGACAACCTGATGAGAAGATGTGAACTCCTCGCCGTTGTGCTTCCACACAAACGTGTTGTCACGTTGTGGGTTGTATGTGATGCGTCTGTGGGAAGGAGTAACAGAAAAGGCAGATGTACAGATCTCACCTTCTAAAAAGGCGTGAACGTACTTCTTACCCTCTGTCCTTGTTCGTTGCTGGCCGTAGGCATTAACTACAGTTTGGACGTTATTGAGTGCAAGACGTGGGAGATGTCCTGCAACTCTCCAACCCTTACCTGGAACATGCTTCTGCACACTCCAGATGTGCTTTGTGAGGTTGTAATAAACGCGGACTTTCATAGCTCAGGAAGTGTGTGTAGGTATTCAAAATGTGGATCGTTTGAGTGTTGAATCCAACAGCAATAAGAACCAGATACAGACACTGCAAAGATGTGAGTGTCGTTGACCTGTTCAATCACCATTCGTGGATCGTTATTCATCTGATTAGCAAGACGATTCTTTGCTTTTGAAGATTTGGGAGTGATGTGAATCATCGCCAATTAGCTGCTCCGTAAAGTTCAGATCTGCGATCACGCAGTGCATCACAACAACCTGAGTCGTCGTGATACACACGTATTGGGGCTTCTTTCTGTTTCTTGATCTTTACTAATTGCCAGTCTTTGATGTACTGAGCGCGGCGATACTTAGATGCCTCACGTTTCGCAGATGTGAAGTCTGAAGCAACAGCAACAACAGCGCCAGATCGTGAATCGATGATGTTAAACATGGCTGGATTAAAAGCTTGAAAGAACGTGGTCATACTTAATAGATTTAATGCACCAACCCGTTGCACATGTAATCTCTTCGATGAGATCATCTTCATCATCTGCTTCCCATACTCCTTCTAGTGTTTCATCAATAATTGATTGGAAATATCCTGGCTCCTTGTCATAAGAAGCAGAATCATCAAAATCAAATTCAATTTGTGTAACTTGGAATTGCATTTTGTTAGCCATGAGATGGAAAAAAAGTAATTGGGATGAGGTGAAAGAGTTGTACTGGTCCAGACAAGAACATCAGACAGCAGCTTTTTTAGAGCTATAGCCTGTGAACTTGCCAGCTTTACGACGGGTAAAGATAGCTTTACCCCAATCAGAACCTTTAGGTTGAGTCCCATGCACAAGAAGTGCAAAGGGTTTGTCACCTAAACAGTGGCTGTCATCGTGATCAATCTCAAGACCTAAAGCGGCTGCTTCTTCTTCAGTCTTGACCACAACGGAATAACGAGGGAAATGACCCTCGTCAATCAGATAATCAAACTTTCCACCTTTAGATGCAGTTAGGTAGAAATTGCTAGGCAATTCAAGACCCAAGAAAAGATCCAGAGACTTACTGAAACAGTAAAAGATCATATCTGGATTGCGCTTTGCAACTTCGATCCAGGCCAATAGATAGCCCAGGGAGAACATATCTCCACTTTCATGAATACGAACCAGCTTCTCATTCTTGCGTCTATGATGCTGAATACTTGCATCGATAAGATCAGCCATTGAACCGTTGATAACTGACTGCATCAACAACTCCATATTTGTAGCTCTCAAGTTATAAACTGCGTCATATTGAACCTCAGAAGATGCAGCAAAGCAACGAAACTTTGTGTCTTTGCCATCTTGAATCCTACGCTTTCCGTCTGGCTGAACAACAGCAAAAGACTTACAGAATAAAGCGCCAGGACATGTCTTACCTGCCGGAAGAGAAAAGATTAGTCTCTTCTTGAGCTTTGCATTGCCGTGAGAGAAATTGAGAAATTGTGTGAAGTTCATGATGAGATGCTGGATGCACAGCTTGTAAGGTGAGAGAGAGAAAAAGTGCCACTAAAAAGTGGCAATAACGCAAGACAGGATTTGAACCTGATTGTGAAAAGATAGATTTAATCTGCTGATATACACCGAGAAAACCTATCTATTCACTCCTTTCTGTTAGATACAGCTTGCGCTAAATCTGAAGGGATGATTAGTTACCCTGGCCCGCATTAGATACGTTTCAGTGCTGTTGAGATACACCACACCTATCGCGTAAATTGCAGTCCTAAATATTATTTATTGAAAGTCCAACCTCTAGTAGTTCCTGACAGATCCGGGATGATAAAATCAGCTGCCCATACGGCGCGCCTACGTTTTGCCCTCTAAACCTGCCAGCACTTGCTACCAGTTGGTCTAGACCGTGTGGACCTGTCGCCGTCGTCTCTCCGTGGTTCCCATAAGGTCGGGAGAATCGGACTAACTGCGCGGGTTCCGCGTGCCTTATGTCGCCGTTTTGTGGCGTCTTGGTTGAGTCGTTTGGGCTGACCTCGTTTGGTTGAACCCTTTCTAATCCATTTCAGGACAGGACACCATATTCTGTGCCACCTATTTGATTGGCACACTCTCCAGCCAGTCGGACCCAATAAAGGAACCGCGCAGCGCCCGCGAAATACCATGAAACCCCCCGATCCGTCAATATCAAGCAACAATCTGTTAAGTAATAAATAGCGGGGACCTAATTATTACTTTCCTAACTCTTAGCTAATAACTATTAGATAGTTAAATATGATTTATATACTTACTATGTCCCCGCATAATTAAATATACATACCTAGAAACATAGATTTGGCTTTTTAAGTGATATTTTCGTATCTCCAACCCTTATGAGTCTTGGCTCTGCCGATAGAAACGTTGGTCATTCCAGAGGGTCTGAGACCGTGTTTCTTACAAAACTCACTGAGATTTCGCACCTCAAACCGTTCTCCTGACGGCGAAGTGGCGATACGCAGTTTAGTTTCTAACAACTCGCACTTCCAGCCTTTGTGGTCGCTCATTCTGCCATGAGCAACGGCGCTCATATAAGTCGGATTTAATCCGTGTTCACAGCAAAAGGCTGACAGGCCATGGATTTCAAAGTTTTCTCCAGTAGGAGAAGTCAGCCGGTACTTCTTACTTGTAGGGTGCTTTGCTCCTGTTCGCCCTTTTAGTGCTCCTGTAGTTCCGTAGGACGGATGCTTCGAGCCTGTGCGTCCTTGCATAGGGCCTGTCATCCCACATACAGGATGTTCAAAACCGGATTTACCGAAAAGATGGTGTTCTTCCCCTGTAGGGAAACCGATAGTTCCACCTGGATGCACATTCTTCAATGTGCCTCCATCCTTCTCACGACCGTAGAAGTCGATGCACGTCTTCTCGCACCTAAGAGCGGTCTCCTCATCGAGACCGTCCATCACGATTATAATCCTATCTTCAGGTGGGACTTCTACTGTGGTGTGCTTAGTCCAAGCCCTATAACCCTTACCTTTGCCGATGTAGTAGGGTTCTAGAGCCTCATCTAAATAGCAATAGATATAAAACTGACCTGTCTGTGGCAAGTTAATTCTTCATCTATAGAGCCAGAATAAACAGGAAAAAACCCCACGTCAATGCACCGCCGATAATAAGCAGTTCTTCAGGCACCATGGTTAGACGTCGTATATCAAGCACCCGGGATCGTTGGGATATAGCCTGCAATAAGTGTCCCAGAAGTTTTCTGTAGGGTTACTGGGTCTTGTCGCCTCGCAAACATCGGCCAATGCATCCGTGTCAATTACACCTTCGCGGAGAGCTTCTTCCAAAACTAACATCGCGTCCATGGATGCATTGTCCCGCATCCAAGTGAAAACAGTATTTTCTCTGTCTTCGGTCCAAAATATTTGAGGCCGATACCAGGGAAGTAGGTCTGTATTGCTCTTATTTCCGTTACAACGAGCACAACAACGTAAAAGGTTCCAACGTCGCGTAGGCCCGCCTTTTGATTTTGGGATTATGTGATCTAGCGTCCAAGAATGAGCTGGCATTCCGCAGTAAGCACACCGCTTGCCAGGATAGTCATGAATGATTGATTTGCGGAAGCTTCTTACTGCATCGCGTGGCCTTATTTCGTGAAGGTTGTAAAGCAAATCGTCTGACGATTGTGCTTTCAGCATCACTATTTAGTTGGCTTACCTTCACGATACCTACGGATAAATCTTGATGAAGATCCAGGGATCAGATTCTTTCTGATGAATGAAACTCGTTTGTATAGATGACAACACTGCGAGGTTATCGTTCTTCAAAACTCGTGCATATACAAGTCCATCGAGGACGGCTTTCAGATAATTATCGAGATCTCCTCGTTTGGTAGGGCCGTTGAAAATGATCTCTATGTGGGAAATGGTGGTTAAAACCTCATAGGGCCATTCTCTAATGACGATCTGCTGAAAGTCGCTTAGCCAGTCCTTGTAGGAAGGGTCGGAGTAGACCTGACCCTTACTTGAGAAGCGTGGGCGACTGGCTGGACGGGGGCGTATATCAACGTTCAGGATATAAGGATCGCTTACATTGCGGAGTTCGTCATTCAGCTTGTCCATCCCAAGGCCTCGGCAGTGAAGGGAAACTGAGAGCAGAAGATCTTCTTTATCTCCTCTGCCACCATGCGGTGTTCCTTCTGTGTGTCGGGGTGTGCTCGAACTTGTATGTAATGAATAAAAGAACGAGCCGATCCAGCCATCCAGTACGTTGTGGGCGTACAGACTGGGAGGATTCGCCTTGCTGTTTCCTTGGCCAATCCTTGCTGTAGGAGCTGCTCATAGGTCTCGTAGGCATGGTCAATAACGTCTTGGGCCATGGCTTGTGCTTCGCCCTGCTCCAGATCCGTGAGGTTGTCCCAGCTGTTCTGTCGGTTCTTGGTGTCCTGTGAGCGAAATTCAGGAACCTGAGCCTTCTGGGTTTTGGCGTAGCGACAGGAAAACTGCTGAAATGCGAAGGATCTATGTCGTGTGGCTTGCGAGGCCACATCGAGAGTCGTCTCCACCCGGACGCACATGAACACAAGCTCGAAGGGGCTCCAATGCTTGTGATCGATCAGGTATTTGATGAGCTTGGGTCCCGTCTCCCAGTTGTCCTCGTTCTTCCTATTGGAAACGCGAGCACATTTGACGATTAGTTTTTCTGCTTGAGGGGTGATATGCCCAAGCGTTACTGGTCGATCTAAAGCAATCCCACCGTCTTCTGGGGTTTCTTTCAGGCCTGGAGGAAGTGTGGTCATCTAATTCGTCGTAACTAACAAAGGTGTTCGTATGGTCAGTGTCGAGTTGCCACATCAGTCCAGTACCAAAATCCGCATCTGGTGGACCCTCTGATCGATCACGTCAGAGTGGTCGAACTTGACGGCATAGGTGGGGTATGTGGCCCCTGCCTTTGTTTTTGTCCAGGTCAAGTCGACAATGGTCCCCTCTCTGGGGGTGCCAAACGTCATTTGACTGGAGATGGACTGGCGGCGTTTTACACGCTGTCCAATCCTGTAAACATGACCGGGGGAGCGACTCGGTTTACTTGTGGACGAGGTCTGTCGAGCGGTGCTAGACATTTGAAAAAGCCAAACACGATTTGAAAACGGATCGCGGTAGCTATGACTTCGTTGACGTTGACGGTGAACGTCGAGTCCTAGCTATCGGATTCCTGGGGGAGGCCGGAGGCTTGACTGTGAAGGTCAAGGAGGGCAGCCCCCAGAAGCCACAACCGGGCATCCCTCAGCCCCACCTTCCCCTGGAGGACACTGAACATCCCCACATGGCGGCGTAAGTAAGTCCTGGCTGCAAGATCCGTCGCAGTCGCTGTCTGGGTCGCGGTAATTAATCGAGAGAGGGTTGTCGGCGTATCGTTCATTAGCTTTAGCTAGTGCAATAATTACCTCTTCTTCCGACGTCTGATAAAAGAAAGCTATTTGGTCGATTGACCACTTGTGCTGCTCTTCAAGCAGATCAAAGTGAAAGAACTCGGATATTCTTCTGGTCATTGTTAACTATGCCATATCTCTAGCTACGGAAACAGCTAGACATTGGCTGATGGAAGTTATTCGGCAATGGATTCTTGATCTGCCAGTCTTCTAACTTCTCCAAGAAGTGGCAGTAGAGCTGGTTAATGTCGTTTCGGCCAAGCTCGTGAAGTTGAAATGGCTTGTTGGGCATGGCCACAGCGATCAAGCCTTTCTTGATGCAAAGTCCTTGGCGGCCATACACGAAGTTGGCAGCCTTGATGTACGCGGCGACCTGCAACTCATAGCCATACAATTTCGATCCCGTGACAGGCTTAGTAGCTGTCTTGAAATCGATCAATGTCGGTTGATCCCCATCACCCGGCATGTAGGCAATGCAGTCGCAGGCACCTGCGTAGTTGTCGCTGTTCCACACAGCTCCTTCCAAAAGAAGGGTCTGCTCAATTGTTTCCAGAAAAGGACGCAATGAGTTGTAGAACGGCTGGTAACTGAAGTGAAACGGTGGATGCTTTCCTGTAGTCAGGAAGTGCTCTGCGCCGTCATGGGTCCAGGTACCGCGCTCCGATGCACGTTGCAGTATTTCGTCTGCAGCCTTTCCTTTGTACTTACGCCAACTATCGAACTTCTTGTCATCACGAAGGACCGTGGTGACACTGGGTTTTAGGCCGAGAGGAGTCGCGTAAACGCGATGACCGTCAAGGACGGTCCGGACAGCTTCGTACTTGGGAATGGACCGCAGACGCATGACTGTTCCAGTGCAGTTGAAGGGGGCTCAAGGCCCCCATCTAGATAGAGATATCAATCCTTGGACTTGCCGAAGATTTCTTCTCCAGGTGCGCCCATGCAGTACGCCTTCAGATCACACTCGAAGTCGTTGTAGGCCTCGGCGATTTCATCGGCGACCGGCTCGGGGGGAAGTGCCAACAGGTTGTGAACCGTTTGCAGTTCTTTGCCAGTACGGCTCCACTCGAAGTCGTAACCACGAGGATCGCCGTAGCGAGGGTTCTCGCAGGCCTTAGTGAACTGCTCACGGAGTGAGACCTGATTGAAACTCCAGATCTGGAAACGCTCTTCCTTGTAGTTCCACACGACCATGGCCATATAGGTCTTGATCAGTGGGGAGCCATCCCTAAAGGTGGCGCAACCTTCAGGAATCTCCTCAGCAGGCGGCTCGTCAAAGCCGTTCTCCATCAGAGCCTCAGCGTCCCAGCGGGCACAACCACGGCGATTTTGGCCGTCGTCGTCCTGGTAGTCGTACCAGACCTCATACCCCCAACGGCAAGTAGACATAACCCGCAGTTCGACGCTTTCCCCATCTTTAGGGGTGGCGACGTAACCGCTTGAGGCTGCAGCCCGTTCAGCTGCCTGCTTCTTGTCCTTCTCCAGTCGAGTCCGGAGTGCTGTTGGCAGGAAGCTCTCGGAGCTTTTGCTGTTTTGTGCTCGGCGGGTGGTCGTTAAAGGCATTGTTTTGCGTGTTGTGTGTGCTGGTTAGAGCTTCCAGCTGGCGAAGAAGACGTTCGAGCTTTTCCGAAGGGGAGAGGCCTGAGCGTCTAGCTAGTCCAGACAGGAACTGGAAGGAGTGCTCTGTTAGCCAGAGAGTCCTTCGCTGCTTCGCCTCCGGATACCGCTGTGACGGCATGGGGTGGATGCGAATGGTTGCATCCTAATGAGGATGAACAATCAGCGCAACCCCTGCTGGACGAACTATTTGCTTAGTTGCTCCAAAAGCTCATTGACAGTCCGGTCATAGCCAAACTGATCTTTCAAAAACTTCACGAGCTTTCCGACATTGCTTTCGATCGTTTCGTATTCCCATTCACCTGAGCCTCTGATGAGTTCAGCGAAACGTTTGCAGGTCTGAGCGTTGCCAGGAAACTTGGAGGCTAAGGAATAGGCGTCAGCGATTGGATCCAGATCCTCGACAGCCATTAGCTTTCTCACTAGTCGTCCAGTGTTATCACTAATGGTCTTTGCTTGATCTGGAGAGAATTCAGCCTTCGTTAGGTCAATTGGGACGGGTCTCAATCCCGTAAACACCTCGATTAAGTAGCCAAGAGAGGTGGGGTTTCCTTCCTCATCGCGCATGATCTGCGCGTCTTTGACTAGTTCTGCAAAGTTGCCGGTGAAAAAGACTTCCCCTTCGTTTAATAATCCATTCTGCTGAAAGTCGTCTATGGCTCTGAACAGGTACTCCAAAGCCACAAAGCTTCTTGGGCCGGGACTCTTGAGGCGTGCCTGTCTTAGGCCTGCAATCTGACTGCTGTGCAACCAGGCCCTTCCACCAGTGCAGTGCTTGCAAAGGGCCACGAGCTGGGGGTGAGACCAGCTGTTGTGATCCATAACCCGGCAAAGCCACTTTGCAAACCCGATGGCTCCGGTGTCCATCAAGGTCTCTAGCTCAGCGCCACTTACGACTTCACGAGGGGGAGATGGGGGAAGTGTCCTCAATTTCATCTGGTTATGTCATCCTCCCGAACCGGATACACGGACCATAGTCAGGAAAGCTCAATATTGGAAGTACCCCATGAGCCGAAGAATCCAGACTTTTCATCCAGGAATGGACAGCATCGGTACCTTGAACTGGTAAGGATGCGCCTCTCCCATGGACCTGTCTCCCCAAATGGCTGCCGACGAGCAGCTGCGTCGAAAGCTGCTGCCCGAAGATTGGAAGTGGGTACTGGTCAGAGGTAAAGACGCCTTTGGGCAGGGAACTTCTACTGATCCTTTGGACACAGAGAAGACCCTCGGCAAGATCAATAGCCGTAGACATCGGCAAACCGGCCTTGGTGTCGTTACAGGCGACGCCAGCAACGGACTCGTCGCAGTCGACATTGACGGCCCGAAGGCTGAGGGATTTTTCAAAGAGATCTTAGGTGACGACTGGCCTGAAATCGATAAGCCGGGGACCATGTCGTGGAGAGGTAGGCCTGGTAGGAGGCAGCTGTTGTACAAGATTCCGGATGGTGTCCGGCCCTCTTTCACCACCTTCACTAAGGCCCAGTTCGTTCCTGAACTGAAAGGCACCGATGAAGAGGTCTGCGTTCGGTACAACGGCTGCTACTCGGTGATTCCTGGCTCGAAGCATCCGGACACGCAAAAGCCTTACGAGTGGATCGACTACAACGACGGTGCTGTCGCTCAGGCCCCCGGTTGGCTTGTCGACTTCATGATGTCGGCATCGGTGTCGAGCAAAGCCCCTGAGGTTCACTCCTTCCTGCCGCAGTCATACCTGGAGAAACAGGACGCCAGCACCGATTTCAGCTATCGGCAAATGCGTCGGCACTTCTGGATGGAGGGTGGCCTGCTGGAGAAGCTGCTTGCCACAGAAGACGGTTTTGACCGCATCTACAACTCAGAGGTATGGGAGTACCAGCCCCTGACGATTGAGAACGGAGAGAAGGGAACGATGGTTGGAGGCTGTCCGTTCCATGACAGCAACAGTGGTAAGTCGTTCACCGTCTGGAAGAACCTCAACTGGTATTGCCACAAAGAGGAGATCGGGGGTGATGCCCTCAAGCTCCTTCATGCGTTGCGTGAACGTGACATCAATGCAGGGGATCCTCCACCTGTCGCACTACAGGGATACCTACAAGAGATCGCCGAGGTTGTAGGGGTTCGCTACCCAGAGGACTTCAAAGAGGTTCAGAAGACTCAGGAGGTCAAGAAGTACGACCCAATCGATGGCCCCTCTTTGTTGCAGGTGGCTCGGGGCATCATCGAGAAGTTCCCCAACCCGGCTGAGCAAGACCTTGAATTGCTGCAGCTGGCGAATGACTACGGAGTCAGGAAGGACGCCGATCAAATCAGGCTACTTCTCCAAGACGACGAAGACTACAAACGCTCCGGTGACACTCTCGATTACAAGGCTCGGCAGGCCCTGATTACGGGTACGGACTGGTTGATACCTGATGTGCTGAAGCGTCCCTCCACTGTGCTTCTGCACGGCGATGGTGGTTGTGGTAAGTCACTTGCCTGTCAGGTGCTTGCGAAGCACATCGGTAAGGGCATCCCCTTCATGGTCAGAGGTGCTCTGATGCCCGTGATGTCAGGGCCTGTTCTTTGGTGCAACGCAGACCAATCGCTGGAAACACTTGAAGAGCAGCTTGAAGCGCAAGGGATTCAGAACGAGCCCTGGTTCCATGTCTTTCATGACTTCCGGCTGCGTCACCTCCAGAGGCTTGCCTCCAAGATCAAAAAGCTGAAGCCAGCGCTGGTCGTCATCGACTCTTTGGCGGCGAGTCAGCCCACCGTGGATGGGAACAAACAGATCGTGTCCTCTCCTCTCTATTGGTTGGAGGCCAACAACGGAACGGCATTCCCCAAATGCACCTTTGTCATCATCCACCACAACAACAAGCAGGGGGGCTTCAGAGGCCACTCATCGATCCGTGATGCCGTCTCGGAGACATGGGGGATATCAAAGCCCACTGACGCGGAAATGGAGGCCGACGAGTGGGGTGAAGACACCTTCCGTCGTCGCAAAATCGTCATTGGGAAGAGCCGTAACCAGAGAGAGAACGACTGCTTAATCACCTACCTGCATGAAGACTTCACGATGGATCTGGAGGACTTCACCCCCAGCCAAAGGATTCGTCCAGGCGGAAGCGTGTCTGTGTACGACCGCGTCCACTCGATCATCCGGGAATGCACAGAAGCCGGTAAGGCCCTACGGCGCGAGGAGCTGACTACCAGGATCAATGCCGATGGGGGACGCAAGGCCTCTGACTCGGCCATCCGGAAGTCGTTACAGCGACTGGAGAAGAGAGAGCTGATTGCCTCTGTCGTTTCGGAGGAGCAGACGAGAGACAGGGGCCGTCTCCAGAACTCTTACATCGCGAAAACAGCGGATGGAATTGTGTTGTTTGAGGCACTTCTTTCTGCCTCGCGGGGAGAGTGTCTTGATGAGGTTTGTCCCAAAAATCAAAAACCCAGTGAGGGACAGGGCTCTTTAATGGGACAACCTAATGGGACAGCTAATGGGACAGCTAATGGGACAACCCAAGAATGTGACGAATTACACAGTTCTAATTTTGAGACCGTTCAAGACCGGACAAGTGCAAGTAGGTGCACCGATCCTAAATGGGACAACCAAAATGCTGTCCCATTAAAGAACCCAGTCACAGAGAGCGATCTGCTTAATGGGACAAGTTTTGAGGGGAGTAGGGAAGACGTCCAAATGGGGACACCCAACCGACCACCTATGCGTCGTCCAACTTGGGACGATGTTTTGTAGCTTGCGTACAGGCCGCTGCGTGTTATTTGGTTTAAGACATGCCGACTAGACCAAATAGGATTGACTTCCGTACCGGCCTGGATACACTCACCCTGACGACCCCATCAAGATGCAGACTTGGACTGAACCTGGAAGCTTTTTCGGAGAGAGCAGCTCCAACCCCAAGAACACATTCGGAATCACCGCGTCCTGTTCCAATGACCTGACCCTCAACGTCATTGACCACGTCGACGGGAAGGAACTCTCTGTCTCTCTCACCCCTGACAACCTCGATGAGCTTGAATCCATCATTGGTGTATGTCGAGCATGGATCCGAAGTGAAGAGCGCAGTCAAGCTGCTTAGCTCGCTGCCAATGCTCGGACTCGATATTGAGACGACTGGGCTTTCACCACAGCACGACCGAATCCTTCTGATTCAGTTGGGTACTGCGGAGCAGGTCTTCGTCTTTGATGTCGCTGGCATAGGGTCCGCTATCAAAGAACTGGCACCCCTTCTGGCCAGTGAGTACATCATCAAATTGGGCCAGAACCTTGCTTTTGAGTGGGTCTTTCTTGAAGCGAATGGCCTTCCCTTAAGGGGAATGCTGCTCGACACGATGATCGCAGGGAAGCTCTTAAACCTGGGCATGAAGGTCAAAAACAGCCTTGGTGTATTAGTCGCAAGGCACCTAGGGCTCCTAATGGAGGAAAAAGAGGAGCTACAGAAGTCGTTTATTGGGCATGAAGGCCCGTTCAGTCAGGCCCAGCTTGAATACGCCGCTCGTGACGTATCCATCTGCTTCCCGTTGTATGAAGTCCTCAAGCAAAAGCTGCGTAAGGAAGAGCTAAGCCACATTTTCAGGTTGGAGTGCCGAGCGTTACCTGCCTTTGCCTCAATGAAGCACAACGGCTTTTTGCTGGATGTGGATCACTACACCAAGCTTCTACACGACAAGTGTGCAGAGCGAGATGCGGCCTGCCTCCATGTCGTAAAGAAACTGGAGGCACTAGGAGTCCTAGACCAGTACCGAAGCCCTGAAACCGGGCAGGTCATGGTGCATCCAGACTTCTATGGCAAGGGCAAGAACAAGGTCAAAGGGTTCAACCTTGGATCAGTAGCTCAGCTACAGCCAGCGCTTGTGGCAGCAGGGATTCCAGTCGATAGCAGCCTGGACAAAACAGCTCTTGCTTTCTTAGCCCCTGACCATGAGCTGATACGGGACTACTTGGCGTTCAAAGAATTGAAGACGGCCTGCTCACAGGTCGAAAAAATGATTGGTCATGCCCAGCAATACAACGACAACCGTATCCGTGCGAACTACCGCCAGCTGGGCACCGACACCGGAAGAGTTAGTTGCGCTGAGCCGAATCTTCAGCAAATTAAACGCGACAAGGAGTACCGGCAGGGCTTCGTTGCATCGCCGGGTCATGTTTTGGTTATCGCTGATTACTCTCAGCTGGAGCTGCGAATTGCTGCTGAGTGCAGTGGCGAGGAGCGCATGAGTCAGGCTTATCAGGAGGGTGCAGACCTACATACCCGAACTGCTGCCCTGATGAACGGCATTGATGAGAGTGAGGTGACGAAAGATCAGCGCAGAGATGCCAAAACGTACAATTTTGGGGCGTTATTTGGAAGTGGCGCAAAATCCATCCGGACTCAGGCTGCAGCCGCAGGGTTGTTCCTCACACCTGAAGAAGCCGAAGAGAAGTTATCCCAGTGGAAGTCGGCATTCCCCCAATTAGTTGGATGGCAACGTACACAAGGAAACACCACCGGACCAGTCTTCACACTGATGGGTAGACGGCGCTTACTTACTCAGGGACCAGGAGGATCCGACAAGTACACCACCCGCCTCAACACACAGGTGCAGGGTACTGGCGGTGATTGCATGAAGGCAGCTCTGGCGCTGCTTTGGGAGAACTATCTATCTGTCAGGCCTGAGTGGAAACTTGTTGCAAATGTTCACGATGAGGCGGTGATGGAAGTACCTGAAGCGGATAAGGATGAAGCACAAGTTGTTTTGAAGGAGTGCATGGAGTCCGCTGCCTACGAGGTTTGCCTGACCAATGTTCCGATCGTGGCTGAACCTGGCGCTGGGAGGGACTGGTCCGCCAAATGACGTTAACTTTGACTGGATCAGGTCAAGACCTTGTCCAAGGAAGACTACAAAAAGAAGCTCGACGAGATTGTTGAGCAACTTCCCATGGGCTTGTTGCATCGCCTAATCGACGACGCCCAGTATTTTCTCGACTGGTATCACTCCAAGAAACAATCAAGGAGGCAGTGGAGAGGCAAAAAACCCAATCGCTACAGACGTTTTGATTGACCGCCGCATTGCAGAACTTGGTCGCCAAGGGATGATTGTTCCCTTTCATCCGGAATGCGTTCAGCCCTGTAGCTATGACGTGCATCTCGGCTCGAACGCACTGGTTGAAACCGAGAATGGATTTAAACAGATCAATCTCGATGAGTACAGCGAGGAGAACCCTTGCTTAATGCCCCCTGGCTGCTTTGTGCTGGGAGAAACAATCGAATACTTTCATATTCCAGATAACATCGAAGCTCATCTGCACCTTGTAAGCAGCAGAGCACGCGAAGGTCTGAACCACAGTCTCGCTGGCCTGGTTGATTGTGGCTATGAGGGCAGACTTACCTTAGAGCTGAAAAACACACTTCAGTTTGGCCATATTCCTATTTATCCAGGACTGAGAATTGGTCAGCTCACGTTCTTCGAGTACATGGAGAACGCAGAGCATCCATATTCCGGACGCTACTTTGGAGATAGTCGTGTAGCAATGGCCCGCGATGGCGAGGACTTACTACGAACATGAAGGATACAAGATTTATGAGATCGCCTATCCTGTGGGAGATGCTGCTGCTTATTACTGCTTTATCGCTGGAGATCGTCATTATTTCAGGACTCTCTTCCAAGCTCAGTCTTATATTAATCGGCTGAAGAATCCGTAGCTTTCAGGACAACTACCCCGTCATCCTTAACGTCCCAAGACAATACAGTCCCTTCTTCCCAGCCCAAAGCTTCAAGTAGATCATCTGGGAAAGAAATAATGCCTTCTTCATCGATGGGAACTGTCCACGTTCTTTTTGCCATGTTGTATGGAAACCGATCAACACAAGCTTTTATCAAAGCAGCTTAAAACTTTGATGGAGCTTTGGAGGCGACCTAATTTAAGCAGCGGAGCGAAGGTTGTGCTTGAGCTTCAAATAGTTGATGTTCAGGAAAGACTACTCAAGCTCTCACCGCGATAATTGATCGCCAGCTTTTGCTCATCCCAGCGTTTTAACAGGATATCGCCCATCCAACAGCAGCTTGTATAGGACAGGATTCCATCAGGAAAGGCGACTTTGTAGTAGACGATTCCTTTCTCGTCAAAGAGCTGCTCAATCACGGAATTTTTTACATGTATCGTAACCAGAACGACCTAGACACTCATCCTTTTCTGGTTACGCTTAATGAGCTGCACTGTGGAAATTGATCGCTCTACGCTCGCCCTTGAACTCTGAATTTGTGGCCACTGCGCCCGCCGCCAACCCGGTGTTTTATCGGACATATAGCCGTCAAAAAGAAGATGGAACCCGTGAATCCTTTAGTGAAGTAGTTGACCGAGTTATCACTGGCCTTAGCGAACTTGGAAAGTTCACTGAGGAGGAGACCGAACTGGTTGCATCCATGCTTGAACAGAAGCAGATGCTGCCCTCAGGTCGCTGGTTGTGGGTTGGTGGAACCGACTGGATTAAGGACTCGAAAAACTTTTCAGGAGCCTATAACTGCACTTCCACCGAGCTAGTGGACTGGGAAGCCTTTGGTCTGATGATGGACCTAGCAATGATGGGCTCCGGCACTGGTGCGATCATCGAAGAGCGGATGATCAAAAACCTGCCGACTATTCGCAACAGCCTGACCGTTCATATCTCTGAGGGTGTTGGGACTGCTTCGCCAGAAGACCGTCACGACAATACTTTTGTCAACTATCGCGGCAACACGGTCACAATCAAAGTGGGTGATAGCCGCCGTGGATGGGTAGATGCTTATCAGGCAATCCTTAAGGCATCAACAGCTGTTGAATTTGACTGGCTTCAGGCTGTCCACGTCAATGTGGACCTCAGTAGCGTGCGCCCTGCAGGTCAAAAGCTCAAAGGATTCGGTGGGACATCCAACCCCATCAAGTTGGAGGATCTGTTTCACAAGATCGCCAAGATTCTCAATGGAGCTTTGGGACGGCGTCTGACCTCAGTCGAGTGTTGTCTCCTGATTGATGAAGCGGCAACTGTTGTCGTGGCTGGAAATATCCGACGCAGTGCGGGTATGCGGCAGTTCAACAGTGATGATGAAGCTGCAGCATCGGCAAAAGACAACCTGTGGCAGCAAGGTGAGGATGGTGCCTGGCGCATTGACCCCGATAGGGATGCGCTGCGGATGGCTAACCACACCAGGGTTTATCACACCAAACCTTCTCGCCAAGAGGTAGTGCAGGCTGTCACCAAGCAGTTCCATTCAGGGGAAGGGGCAATCCAATTTGCACCTGAGGCGATTGCACGTTCTAACGCCGACATTCTGGATTCAGATGAGAAGCGTAAAGCGTTCATTGACCTCTACTGCAATGACGGCAGAGATGTAGCCGCTGCTTACCTCTGCATGCGGGATGCAGATGGGCTTCCGATGGATCACCAAGAGCGCCGTCATCGGATGAATCGTTATGGCCTGAATCCTTGCGGCGAAATCCTTGGCACTGACTTCCACTGCAACCTTTCCGAAATTCACCTCAACCGGATTGATCCTCAGGATTATGAGGCGCAAGAGAAGGCCTTTCGAGCTGGTGCTCTTACGGCTGCGGCTCTTTTACATCACAGGTTTGATGTACCCCGTTATCAGGAGAGCCGTGAACTAGACCCGATCATTGGGGTGAGCTTCACTGGTCTGTTTGATTTCTTTGTCCACGCCTTTGGGGCTGACTGGCTGAAGTGGTTTGTGGTTGGTCGACCAGATACTGAGGAAGGAAAAGCCTTCCGCATGACTGAAACCGCTTACTTGAAGCGGTGGCGTTTGGTTGTTGAGTCGACAGTAAAGGAGTACTGCGACAAGCACGGTCTGAACGTACCCAACCGGACTACGACTGTTCAACCGGCTGGGACTAAGAGTCTCTTGACCGGTGCATCTTCTGGTTGGCACCCTCCCAAGTCGCAACGCTTTATCCGTCGCATCACTTTCCGCAAAGATGATCCGGTTGCCCTGGCTTGCTTGGACTACGGCTACTCCGTTGTTCCTTCTCAGTCGGACAAGGATGAGGAAGGTCGTCTCCTCGACAACCCCTTTGATCCTCGTTGCACCGAATGGTTGGTGGAGATTCCCACTTCGGTTAGCTGGGCAGACATCGAAGGTTGCGATGACGTTGACATCAGCAGAATCTCAGCTGCAGCTCAATTCGATTTCTATATGCAGGTGCAGACCCACTACACTGCTCACAACACCTCGGCCACTATCGAGTACCGAGAGGATGAAATCGAAGAGCTGTCGGATCTGATTTACGACGCTATCGAAAACGACAAGGGTTACATCTCCGCAGCCCTGTTGGCCCGGTTCGATGCCAATGCCACCTTCCCCCGCCTGCCCTTTGAGCCCATCTCTAAGTATGAGTACTTGGGGTTGCAGGCAGAGGTAAAGCGTCGGGAGAAAAATCATGACTTCTTTAAGGCACTTCTCCAGCACGATACTGGCCTCTTGATCGAAGCAGGACCGGCACCTTGCGATTCCGACAAGTGTCTGATCGCTGGGATCGACCCTGATCGCAAAGCCAAACCGTTCTCTGAAGAAGCGATGTTTGCTCCGATCAGTGACACCTGATGGACATCGAGCTTTCCGAAGCTTTTCAAAGAGCATGTGAGGCGTAACCCCATAGACCCAGATCTATGGCAGGGAGATGTTGAACTCAGCTGGCCTTTTGTTTGCTGATCGCGAATACAGAACAAGAGCAAATGTGTTTTCATTAACTTAAAAATTATTAAGTTAATAGGTCCATGAACGAAACCACTTACAGCAACTGGCAAAAAATCAAAGATTATTTTGAAACCCTGCCTGATTTCAAACGTGACAATATGTTCTACAAGCGTGCATGTCAGATCGTCTCCACCAGAACAGACCCAGGACTTATGCCGCCAACTTTTGACGGAGACGCCTCTTGAGATCTTCTTTTGCAGTCCACCTCAGATAGGTCGCTTTGTGGACTTTCTCTGAGTGGCCCATCATTTCTGCAGCCACACTGACTTCGATATGGCTGTAGCTCGGGTGCGTGTGGACACGGGCAGCCCAGGCGTGTCGAAGGTCATAGGTCTTCGGATCCTCTCGCCAGGTAGCAAGATGCCTGTGACGTGCCATGTACTTGGTGACTCTTCGCCCTAGCTCAACGTGCGTTGCTGAGGGGTCATGCCCCGGCAACTTGAAGTCTCTGAGGTTCCAACGATCAATCCACTCAGGGTGTGCAGGCGTAACAACGTGGAATCCAGTCTTTGAATTATTTGAGATTTCGATCAAGCCTTCGCTATCGGGCTGGCTATGGAGTCGAAAGGGTTCGTGGTTCCGAAGCCCCCAGGTTGCGATGTAGCCGAACACAACTTGCCAACCCCGGTTTTTGAGTCCGTCAATAAAGACTTCGACTTGATCATCTGATGGCAGGGAACGAGGTTCAACTGCCTGACTTGGGCTGTATTTATTGCACGACTTAATCCGGTCCATCCAGTTCCGATCAATATCAAGACCGATTTCGATCAAGCGGCTGCAGGTCACGAGTCGCCTAGTCCGTTCCCTGGAGTTCTCCGCAGACTCTTCCACCCAGCGCTCGACCTTGGCGATCTCAACTTCACCTCTGAGCTTCGCCAGAGCACTGGCATGCCTCCAGTAGTCGGGGTGCGTCATCTGTATGCCCAGCTTCCGCAGGTGGGCTTCCAGCTCCATAGAGAGGGCTCTCCAGGCCGTGAACCCTGGCTTTGTTCCAGCCTCCTTCTCCTTCACCAGGGCGTTGGGGTTCTCGTCCAGATGAAGGCACAGCTTGAAGGCCCGGTCAACAGCCCCCGGCTCCGTCGAGTAGATCCCGCTGCTCTTAGCGTGTTTACCATCCGGAAATGGACAGAGGGCGCGGATCTGGAAGACAGGACTCTGAGAAGTCAGTCGTATCCGGAAATTACTGCCCATCTCAGATAGGACAGCATTTTTTAAGACCCAGTTTTCCTTGCTATTGGGTCTACCCATTTGTTTACAAGGCATCAGAGTGTCCAAAGTAGGATGAGATTGCCTGCAGCGCAATAGATCTCAGTTGCAGCCTCTATCCTCTTCAGGATGCCCCTATCTCACGCAAGACAGAAAAAATCCCGGAGTCACCTGATGGTGTCCCCGAGATCCTTTGCAACGCAGTGGATTTGAAAATGGAGCCAAGGAGACTCGAACTCCTGACCCCCTGCATGCCATGCGTGTTCCTGTCGTTGCAGGAGAAAGGGTCTTAATGAGACTTTACAAGAGAATTTACAAGTGCTGCTGTAGGCCTCGGAATACTAGGCAGCGTTGTGTATTGAGGCAAACAGTATTAATTGCTACTAATATGAGGACACGTTGGGCCGAGAGGCTGCAGTCCGTGTTCGCCATGCAACGGGGGCGAATACTCTGTTGGTACTAACCATGAACGTTCTCGAATTGATCCGCCGTAAGCAAGTCCGCGAAGAGCGGATTAAAGCCGCTCAGCACGTCTCCCTCTGCTACAGAGGCGTCGTGTACGAGCGTAAAAACTCGGCTAAGTAATAGGTAAGTTTGAGTGTCAAATGTGGCACTCAAATGTTTATTCCCCAAGATGGTATGGAGAGCCCGGACCTTTTGGTTACGGGCCTCTCTTTTGAGCAGGATAAAGTAGCCAATCCTGCACACTACAAAAAAGGCGTATCTCCATACGATGTCGCGAAGACTATGTATGGCGCTGAAGGATTGCTTCAGTTCGTAACAATAAACGCTGTAAAATATGTGAGTCGTTACCCACACAAACACAAGGGTAATCCGGAGCAGCAGTTAGCTGATCTGGTGAAAGCTCGTCAGAGCCTAGACACAGCTATTGAGCTGCATAAAGAAATTTACGGCAAAGACATCGTGCGCCATGGGTGAAAAGGTTAAGTACGTTAGATTCCGCTTTACTGGTACTCTCGACGATCTCAATGAGATTCGAGACGAAGTGGAAGAGGTAATGAAGTCCCATGGTTGGAAACGTGGATTCTCTGAGATGGCTCCACTAGAGGCCAACCCAGAGATCTATGCGCTTGCAACTGGATGGAAGCGGTTTAAGGATGAAAGCTAACGCTTTCCTTGACCTCGATAGACCTTACGGTTGCTCGAACGTTTAGTCCGGCCAGTGGCTGTGTGCGACCGGACTCTTCGTCCGTCACCTATACGAGTGCGTTTAGGAGCCCCTTTTACAAAGTTAATACCGGAAATACTTTTAGCCATCGATTTACTAAGCTTCTACCTCTAGGCATTCGGGCCAAGTCTTGGATTTGAAGAACTCATGTAGTTCTCGTCTTTGCTGATGATATTGAGGCTGTTGGAAATAAGGATCAGCGTATAGACGTTGAATAGCGCCTCGATACTGACTACAGGACAAGGTCCAGGCAATTAGTAGTGCCATGATTACTTGATAATAATTCCCCATCCAGAACCCTCACCTTCAACACACCAGCGTGGCAAAAGGTTTTGATAGGAATACCTGATGTGGTCACCATTGGTGTGATTAACGTATGAACCGTTGAGCACATCCATCTCGCCATTGGGATCGTTGACGATTAAGCCATCTTCGTCAAAACCAACAAGAGTAATCCAATGTCCACCACCAACCGGTGCTGAACTAGGGCCTTGATGAAGTACTCCAATTGGAACTGGGTATCCCTTGGTCAACTGATCTTTAACATCGGCGAGCGTTAAGTCTTGACGGAAATTAGCTTCAAGTCCAAAACTTTCTAAAGCGTAAAGCTGGGCATAAGGATCGGTCGTATCGCCGTATTCGTTTACCCTCTCAAGGTAGAAATCATCCTTATGACCTTTAAGGACACCAGGGCACAAATAATCGAGGGCCATAGCGCAGGAGCTAGCGAAGCACATGCGAAATCCTTGATCTGTGTCCGAATCAATCTGAGATAAATAAGGAACCTGTAACTCAACGCTTAAACCATCTTGAGCAGATAGCGGCTGACTATATTGATCCATAAGGTCAATAAGCTTGTCAGCATATTTAGGGTCAGTTGCGTACCCTTCTTCTACAAGAAGGTGCGCTGCCTGATCGCGGCTGTTTGCCCGATTAACACCCTTGTGGCGCTCAAAATCTTTGTACCAACGGTTTACGACGTAGCTTGCCCCTTCTTCAATGCTGGCGAAGTTCTTAAACCAAGCGCAAGTCGTAATCCATTCACCATTGATGTACTCAGTAGTTTCTTTACGAGTACAGGTAATTTCCGGACGGCGTCCACCGCCTTTGACTCCCCAGTAATTCCATGTGCCTGAGGGGTACTTACCAAAACCGCTCTCAAGTGCCCACTGAGCGGCCAGTAGTTCAGGAAACTTAGCCCCTGCGTTACGAGCAGCTGTGACGATACCTCCCCAGCTGTTATCAACTTTCTCCGAGACTGGCTGCTGCTCTAGGGGCGTGCGAAAAAGCTTCACCCATTCCGCATCATCACAGACAAGCCTGGGGTCCGTCTCTTCAAGGTCATCTTGAAGCCTAAGGACTGCCGCAACATGCTGTTTGTTGCTTGGGTCGTAAAAACGGAAAAAGTCAGCGAGCTTACCCGCCGGGAAGGTTGTCATCGTCTAAAAATTCATATTTAGCTTGCAGGGCACCACCCAAAAGTTGTTGAGCCTCTGAACCATCAGGGGGATGCTCAATAAACCGAGCTTTGGGTGTATTGGGTGTTGGCTGGCTGTCAAGCCATTCCTGTTCGGCCCGCTTAATCTTGGACGGAAGAGTCTTATAAAACTTCTGAGCACGAATCATCCGGCGAATATCTTCCCAGACGGATCGTGAGTGATAAGACCATAGGATCTCACCATCCGGAGGCCAATTTACTTTTTTCGATCCTTCAGGACAGCGTTCAGTCCAGCAACAAGCAGTTGAAAAATAGAGTTGGATTTCAGCTTCTCGTTAGGAATCAGCGCCAGAATCTCCGACACGGCAGCAAGCACTACCCAGAAAATTGGGGATTCAACGATACCCATGACAAGTAAAAACTACTTTGCGTTTTTATTGTACCCAATAAGAATTTGATCCAACTTATAGTCCATCCTGTCGATGCGGTCATCCAAACGCTTAAGGATCATTCCCAAATCTTCCTTGTCAACGTAATCCTTTGCCAGACGCAACTCAATTGCATCCATACGTTGATCTACTAGATGGATGTGGTTTTGATGCTTTTGATCAATAGTCTCGAATTTGCGTCCAAGTGTTAGGAATGCCGAAGCAGCCCCACCCACGACACTGAGCACTAAGCTCAGCGGAAGTACAGGTTCCACGCTATGAAAGTGCTCTTTTACCCAATATAATCGATCAGATATCTTAAACTGAATACGAAGACTGGCTTTTATAACTGTGATTGAGCCGGGTAATTACGACATTACTATTCACCAAGGGGCAACCTTCTCACTGGATCTCCAGTACAAGGATTCCAACGGTAATGGTGTGAATATGGCTGGCTACTCAGTTGCAGGAAAGCTAGTCAATCGCCTTAATACTGCAACAGTTGCGACTTTCATCACGAGCTGGGTTGATCAGTCAATTGGCAAATTCAGGATTAAGTTAGCTGCGTCCACAACCGCTGCTATCACTGAGGAGAGCCAGTACGACGTAATGATCACCGAGCCTGGTGGTGATAAGTACTATTTGCTGCAAGGTAGGGCTCTGTTTGACCCTGGATTTACTGGAGTGTAATGAGTAACGAAGCGAAAGTTCAGGTAACTCCGGCGCTGTCTAGCGTTGTTCGAGTAACAGAGACCGACAATCAAGTTACAGTTACACGTTCTCCTTCGACGAATGTTGTTTCTGTAGCGGCAACGGGACCGCAAGGCCCCTCATTTGCCGGTAGTTCTTTTATGGATACCGCTGCAATTGATGCCCTGACATCAGGGGACCAAGGAAAAGTTCTGGAATGGAACGGATCGGTATTCACGCCGACTGACGTTCTAGATGATGATCTGACCCTGTATGGAGGTGCCTTCTAATGGCAGTAACTTTTAAAATCAAACGCCGCGCAAGTAGCGGCAGTGCAGGCGCACCGACATCGCTCAAGAGTGGTGAGCTTGCATACAACGAAGTAGCCAGCGATAACACGCTGTACTACGGCTATGGCGATAACGGTTCTGGTGTGGCGACCAGTGTGGTCGCAATTGCAGGCGCTGGTGCCTACGCCAACCTGGGTGGCACTCAGACCATCGCAGGTGACAAGACGTTCACCGGCACGCTGACCTTTAGTGCAGCCACGATTGTTGGCCTGGACACCGATGACGTTGGCGAAGGTGCCAACAACCTGTACTACACAGACACCCGCGCCCGAGCAGCAATTAGCGCTACCACTGGGTCTGGCGTCACTTACAACACCACCACTGGTGAAGTTGCACTATCTGGCATCCCTAATAGCTCGCTGTCCAACAGCGACATCACGGTTAATGGTGCGACCCTGAGCCTGGGTGGGTCGATGACCGTCCAGGGCACTGCCAATGAAGTGGAAGTCAGCAACACTGGCACCACGATCACTGTTGGTCTGCCGAACGACGTCACCATCGGCAATGACCTTGTGGTGACAGGGGACTTGACCGTTAATGGCACCCTGACAACGCTGTCCTCGACAGAGGTCCGAGTGGAGGACAAGAACCTCCTGCTTGGTGACACCGCTACTCCGACCGACGTCACCGCCAACGGTGGTGGCTTGACCTTGGCTGGAGCCACGAACAAAGAGATCACTTGGTACAGCGCCACTAGTGCGTGGACGTTTAACCAGGCGATCAACATCACCAACAGTGGCACATTCATGATTGCCAACACTCAGGTGCTGAACGCATCTCGGGTGATGTCAAACGTGGCAATTACTGGTGCCAACAACACCATCGATAACGTCACTCTCGACGGGGGCACGTTTTAAGTCATGGCAAACACCATTCGCATAAAGCGAAGTGCAGTCGGGGGGAAAGTCCCCACCACATCGCAGCTCTCCCTGGGCGAGTTGGCAATCAACACGACCGATGGGCGGCTTTACACCCGCAAGGAGGTGAGTGGTGTTGCCTCGATTGTTGAGATTGGGGGTGGAGGTATCTCTGGTCCCATCCTCCAGTCCAAACAAGTCATTGATTCAAATGTGAATATGACCTCTGGATACAATGGGTTATCTATTGGCGATGTGGAGATTGCCAACGGATACACCGTTGAGGTACCTGCAAACTCCACCTGGACAGTGAGTAATCTCTGATGGCATACGGAACAGTCAAGGTCGATCAAATTACGACCAGCAACAAGACAGTTACGGTCGACAACCTAGCAGCCACTAATACTACTCAAAGTTATACAAAGGCCCAACGTGGGACCCCCGAAGCCCTTAGCTCTAGCTCCGGGGTAGTGACTCCTAACTTTGCAAACGCTAATAATTTCAGTCTTACTCTCACTGAGGGTACACAAATAGCCAATCCCACCAACCTAACCGCAGGTCAAAGCGGTGTGATCACAATCACACAAAGTGCGGGTACTCCTTATTCTCTTACCTGGGGGAGTTACTGGAACTTCGCTGGTGGAACCGCTCTCAATGCCACACAGACAGCCAGCGCAGTTGATTTATTGGCGTATTACGTTGAGAGCGGGACCAGGATCACAGTTGTGGCCGTTGCTAACTCCAGCGTGAGCTGATCAGAGGAAAACTGAATCAGTAGTTACGCCAGCGGAAGTAACACCTCCTGTGAATTGGATCGTGTCTTCACCGGAAAACAGATCAGTCTCGACAGGTGGGTTAACAGCTAGTTCTTGCTCGAAACTCCAGACATTAAACATCGGGCTGGTTACATAGGCGGCTAGTTCAGCAGAATCCTGAGTTGCCCCGATTGCCACTTCCATCCTATTGCTGTACTCCCTGATTTCAGCCCTAGCATCAAGGACTTCTTGAGGGACAGCGTCACCGGAGTCGGCGCGGCGGATGATGTACCAATCCGTGGGGGCGAGTAAGGAGGCAGCTGTTTGCTTGACTTGAGATGTCCAAGTTTCCTTGAGCTGCTCGTGGTCCTTGTAGTTTAGGGAACCATCTTCGAGATAACCCCACGCAAATCGCTGGTCCCAAGTTGGGGGGTCAGGGACTTCTTCAATACCGATAGCGGCTTTCTCTTCCCAAGAAACACAACGAAGCCAGTTGGGTGGGTACTGGACCCCGTTATGGACAAAACCTTTGTCGTAGCGTAAAGGCTTACCGTCTAAAACAAGCATTTTACAGATCCGGATAACTAGATTTTAGCGAGTAGAGACGTATTGGCTTGGGGCAACCTTCCGGGGTCTCCAAATAGTTCAAGTCAACCCAGAAGACTTGTTCACTAATGGTGTTAGCGTGCGCGGGCGGTTTTGAAGGGGTGCTCACTAAAACAGGCATATATGTAAGATTTACTGCTTTGATTTAAGGCAGTATTAGTATTTTTTAATTTAAACCCATTGCTGAGTGCATCAACATAAACAGTGCTGGCGGAGGTTTCGGCATTGCTTAAATTTGGAAATAAAACGCTATCCATAACGTTGTAGGAATCTCTTGATGTATCCCAAATAGCCCAAGAGCCAGTAACGCTAGTTGCTTTTATTAAAATCCACCTCGGCCTAAACCCGGTATACACAAACGGACCATCAGATGACCCATTGCCGGTGTACGAACCAAACGCGCTATAGCCTTCGACAGGTGCAAAGCAGTAGGCGATGTAATTATTACCTGAAGCATTAGTTTCGTTTCGAGAACTTCCAAGTGAAAATGTAGTGCTCGAACGAGCCGTAATACCTGCAGTTCCAGGCGTAAATTCCGCCTCAGTGGAGCTTAAATTTAGTGCTTTGCCACTAGATAGTCCAACATGGTCAACATACCAATGAGCGGCACTTGTCCTGTTTTTAACGACAATCCACTGAGGTGTAGCATTTAACCCATGTCCAACAGAACCTGTAGAACCGTTGCCGGTATAACTAACAATCGAGAACCCCGCAGACGGATTAGCCCTCACACTAGAAGTGATGCTGTATAGTGCGCTTTCGTTATCGGCACCAGAGCCGACAGGACCGTAAGTAGCAGTGGTGTCTCCGGCGTACCAGCCCCAACCAACGCTACTGCCAGATGGGGCTGAATAACTACCAAGCGTTGTCTCATCATCTGTGCTGTTAGAAGCAAGGAACGGTGTTCCATCTAACTGAGGATCACGAAGAACATCAATCAAGTGATGATTTGTGGAGTTATTGGCACGATCTTTAATCCACAGGAAGTTTGCATTACCTCCACATAGTGCTTTAGTAGCAGTGAGGATATTTGCACCAGTATCAGTTGCAACATCCATCACCGTAGAAGGCTGTGCGACTACTGGGGTGGGGAGGTTCTGCGTGCAGAGTGCTTTGTAGCCGCTGGGAACGCTTGATGGATAAGCCCAGGGGCGTTGGCCGAAGTTCCACGACCAGGCATTGGTAATAGATGCGTTGCAGTTCATACCAATGGCCCAACTTTCCGGAAAAGTTATATTACTGACCGTGCCTAAAGATACTCCATTTTTATAATACTCTAATGTTCCAGCGTCAATATCAAGTGCTAAACCGATTACGTCTCCTGCAACTCCTGATCCTGAAACTCCACTCGTCGTGGAGCCGAACCCTGTGGAGTAAAACCCATGACCGTTAATTCCGTAAATGCAGGATGCAGCACTTGAAGCTGCTGTTCCATACAAGCCAATCCAAGAGTTAACAACGATAGAACCCAATGTGACTTCTGCATACCATTTACCGCTCGGAGGAGTAAACGACGCAAGAGCTTTAGACTGACCCGTTGACGTAATATCTAAATTTCCGTTAGAGAATGTCGTAGTAGATGTAGTAAGGTCCAGCGGATTCAACGTGCAATAATTCCCCCTCACCTCACCACCAGCGCCTGTATCAGTGCCGTAATTAGTGGGGGAGTCTACGAGGCTGTCAATGTTAGCAGGGTCTAAGTCTGTATACCCAGTTAGAACCGTACCATTGACTTCTATTGCATAAAGACG